GCCGAAAACCCCGCTCCTAGCAACTTCGCGCAGGGTCCCCGGCTCTCCCCTCCTCCGCCGCCCGTTCGACTTTTCGTTTCGATAAATCATTTGTTTTCAGCAGCCTAGAGAATATTCTTCGAAGGGAAGAATATTTTGGGGGATAAGTCCTTTATTTCCTTCGATATAGATAGGGTAAGGGTAGGTGTAACCCCATCTATAGAATCGGGTTACGCGCGCTAAGTCCTTTCCTGCCATCAGGATAGATCCCTTTTCCCGTAGGTGTAACCCCGTAACCCGGTTTTCTAGAAACCCCCTCCCCGCGCGCGCGTTAGGAGGAGGAGTAGACGGACGAAGAATCAGGTTACAGGTTACACCCTTCTCCGGGGAGGCGGACGTCTCTCCCTGGTAGGAGGAGGGGGAGAGGCGCGCCGCGCGTCCCTTCCCCCGGGGGGAGGACGATGCCGGGGGGTTTTCAAAACGACTCCCCCCCGCCTGCTTCGGGCTCTGCGCTCCGCGTCCCGGGACCTGGGGGGGTCGTTTAAACGACGCATCCTCCCCGGTACGCGGGGAGACGTCCCGCGCGTCCCGCGCGCCCGGGAGAAGGTGAGGGGGGGTCGTCAAAAAAAGCAACCCTCCCCCCCAGCTCTTCGCCAGGAAGGCGCGCGCCCGTAGGCAGAGGCGGAGTATCGTCCGCACCCCCCGCGTCGTTCCTGCGAAGGCGTAGGCGTTGGCTCTACGCAAAGACGTCTCCCGCGTCCGCTTCCGCGCCGTGGGAGCGGAGTCCGATCCCGGGGAACACCCGGGCGTGGACCACCTTCCCCTTGTCCCGGTAGCAGCGCTCCTCCGGGTCTACGCCGAGCGCGGTCCGGAGCTGCTTCCCGAAGTCCTTGGGCCCGAGGACGCGCCGGACGCGCTCCCGTTCCGCCCACTTGAGGTATGCGGCGCGGAGATCCGCGAAGGTCACCTCCGCGTCCTTGGCCTTCACCACCTCCGCCTCGATGAAGTCCGTCAGCTCGACCTGCTGCGCCTGGTACGCTACGACCGCGGTATGGACGCGCTCCGGCGCCTCGAGCCCGTAGCGGGCCCAGTCCAGCGCGCCGCGGACGAGCCACGTGAGGATGCCTTCCGACTCCTCGAGGAGCCGGTCCTTGAGCGTGCGGTCCGCGGTCTTGGCGAACGTGTTGGGGAACTCGACGACGTGGGGACGGGACCAGAAGCCAAGGGAGTCGTCCTGGACGCGCGGCGGGTGGTTCACGGAGAGCCATAGCTTCAGCTCCGGCTGGAACGTGAACTCGTTCCCGTACAGCTTGCGCGCCGTGATCGGGTCGCGCCCGGTCAGGCCCTTGATGCGCGCGGAGTTGAAGTAGGCGGTCGGGTTGGTCTCTGACGCGGTGACGAACCGCTTGTGAATGAGCTTTGCGAGATCGGGAGACGCCGCTCCGGCGCCGCCGTCGAACTTCGACCACTCGAGGGACTTGAAGCCAAGGTCCTCCGCGTAGTCACCGAGGATCCAGGCGATCGTGTTGATGAGCGTGCCTTTCCCGTTGCGCCCGTTCCGCTCCGTGGCGTCGAGGCGTCCCGTACAGAGGAAGAACACCTCCTCGTTGCACTTCCCGGTGATGGAGTAGCCGAGCGCGCGTTGGACGTAGCGCATGAAGTCCGGCTGGTCCTTCCCCTCCCGCGCGAAGATCGTCCGCACTGTCTCCTCCCAGAGCGGCGCCTTGGCGTCCGGGTTGTAGGGGACGCGGGTCTGCATCGTGATGCCGTCCTCCGGCGCCCCACCGCGCAGCTCCCCGGTTCTCAGGTCGACTACTCCGTTGGGAACACCCAAAAGCCACGGGTCCGTGTCGAAGTCCACCGTGTGCGCGGGGAAGTAGGGGACGGCGGCGGCGAGGATCTGGGGGATGCGGTTCTCGACGCGGATGAGAGCCGTGAGCTTGGCCTTGTCGTCAGACGCGCCGCGGCGCCGCGCGCGGATGCTCTCGAGGAGGCGGCGCTTGACTTCCTCCTCCGCGTCCGGGCGCCAGCGCGTGTCGTCGAAGATGAGCCACTTGCGCGCGTCGACGTCGTAGCGGAGCGCCTCCCCGTGCGTGGCCTTGAGATACTCCGAGCAGCCCGGGTCCGTGGTCTCGAACGTGTCCGCTGCCGCCTCGTACTTCTCCACCGCGCGAGCCTTCCGCTCGCAGTCCTCACGCGTCCACGGCTCTCGGCCCGTCTCGTTCGGGAAGCGCCCGGACTGTACGAGTCCCCAGAGCGCGTTGGTGATCTCCTCCGTGGCCCAGCCGAGGCGCCGAAGCCGCGAGGCTTCGCGGAACATCGCCGGCTCCTGGCTGCCCGTAGGAACGATCTTGGGGAGCGGCGCCGCCTTCTTCTCCGTGCCTGCTGCTACGGTCGCGCCTAGCAGCTCGAGGATCGGCTCCAGCTTCAGCTCCGGGAGGAGACGGCCAGGACCGGCAGCGTCCCCGGTTACGCAGAAGTAGCCGCTCGACTTGAGATCCGCGGCGCCGCTCCGCGCGTTCCACTCCAGCTGGACGCGGGCGCCGGAGATCCGGCCGAACAGCTTGATTCCCTTCCCGGACGGGGACACCTCCGCGTAGGCGTCATCGTACGCCGCGAGGAGAGCGCGCGCCTTGGCGTCCAGCTCTCCCGTCTCCGGATCACGGCAGTCGTCGAGATCCAGCCCACCGAAGCCACCACCAAGGACGAAGCCGATGCCGTCCACCTCCGCGTTGGCGAACACCTCGACCGCCTCGTCATAGGACATCCAGGAGGCGGGATCATTCCAGCCTTCGAGCGGGCGCCCGTCCGCGCCGACGGGGGGTTTGCGCCCGTCGAGGTGCTTCCAGACGACCCAGCGCCGCGCCTCGCGTAGCGCCTGGGGGACCGGAGTCTGCGCGTCGATCCCCATGCTCTAGGCCACGTAGAGGACGAGCTGGTCCCCCTCGCACCCTGCCGCCTTGAGGCGGTAGAAGTCCGGGAAGCGCCCGAAGGGCAGCGTCCGGTAGACGGGCAGGCCCGGGACGTAGACGAAGCGCCCGTGCGGTCCCTCCCCGCAGACGATCTGATCCGCCGCGCGGCGGAACGGGCGGGAGAAGCCGAGCGCCTTGCTCCAGCGCTCCGGCGTCGTGAAGAGAGCGCGCCGCACGCGGACCAGGACCGTCGTCCCCGCGCGCGGCTTGTTCTGTGCCATCGAGTCCCCCTATCCTTTCCAGTATACCCTGAGAACGTCCGCCGCGCGGCTCCCGACCCGCCCGCGGCTCCCTCGCGCGCCTTGCGGCGCCGCCTCCACCCTCCCCGCCTTCTATCGCGGGTTTCCGGAGTCCGCTCCGTTTACAAGACGGGGGTTAGCTCCGGTAGAGACGCGCCTAGAAAGGCACGTCCTTGTCGTCCTTGGCCGCTCCCTCCCCGTCGATCCCCTCGTCGGAGACGGCGCGGTCCTTGAAGTCCTCGTAGAGCGCGGCGGCGAAGTCGTACGTCTCCTTGTCGACCGCGCGACCCGGCTGGACCGTGAACACGTAGGCGACTCCCTCCGCGAACGTCTTGGGCGACGCGCTCACCTTGAACGTGGTCGCGAACGCGGGACCCTTCCTCAGGGACAGGAAGGTGTTGAGCGCCTTCGCGGCGCCGCTCGAGGTGCCCTTGAAGCTGAGGATGTACGGCTCCCGGGTGTTCACGTCGAAGGCCACGTACTCGTGGTAGATCGTGGCGACCGGAGGCGTTCCGTCCTCGGCGAACTTGCAGCGGGCGTCCGTCAGGGGGACGTTGCGGTCCTTGATCCCCTCCTGACCGGCCACGTAACCCGGCTTGCCCTTGCGCGGCCAGAACTCCACCGCGCGCGGCGCCTCCCGCCGCACGACCACGACCTCCACCGGACCGCTCTTGTAGTTGGTCTGGAGGAGGTTGCTGAAGATGTCCCCCGCCTCGAGTCCCTCGATCCGCTTGGGATCGTTCCTCTGGACTTCCGGGGAGAGCGCCTGCGCGACGACGAGCCTCGGGAGCCGGATGTCGTCCGCGGTGATGCCCTCCGCGCCGCGCCGGTCCGTCGGGTCCACGAAGTCCGGCAGCGCGAGCGCCGCCGGGGTGTTGTGCTTGATCAACGCCTTGTCTTCGGCCATTCCTTCTTCATCTCTTTCTCCTCGGTATCTTCTATGACCTCGGGGCGCCAGACCGAGTACAGGCAGTCCCCGCGGTTCACGATCTCGACGGCGTCCCTCAGCTCAGAGTCAGAGAAGTGGTAGGAGTAGGGTCCGAGCTGGCCGTGCTTCCGTCCACGTGGGACGCGCACGGCATTACTTCTTCGGCTTCACGAAGCGCACCGCCGAGTAGGCCGATGCCTTCACGCCGTCCGGAAGCGCCTCCCCGCTCTCGAGCCGCTGACGGGCGATCGAGTCCCGGGTCTGCGCGTTGAGGGAGAGGAGGCGCTCGAGCTTGTTCGTCCGGACCCAGGCCATCAGCTTCTCCGCGTCCTCGACGGAGAACGCGACGGAGGGATTTACCTCGACGCGCGCGCCGTCCTCGTAGTAGTAGGGTGTCTCGCGCCCGGTCGCCGTAGCGTCGTCCGCAAGCAGCTCCTCACAGGCTAGGATCTCCGCGTTGAGCTCGGAGACGCGCGCCTCCAGCTCCTCCTTCTTGGAGCGGGCGACGCGGTAGGCAGCCTTGACCGGCTCCACCCCCGCAATCCCGTTCCGCCGCGCGCTCTCCTTGTGCGCGTTCACCTTCAGGCGGAAGGGACTCTCCTCCTCCTGGCGGCGCGGAAGGGTCTTGGCGATCTCGGTCCACTTCCCCATCACTTCACCTCCTCCCACCACTGCGGGTTGGCCAGGCAGAAGTCCATCATCTCGTCCGGGTCCGCCGCCTGGGGTGGCATCCCGAACGCGAACGCCGCGCTCAGCGAGTCCTCTGCCTTCGTCGGCGGACGGCTCGAGAGGTAGCGGAGGCGCTCCGCCGCGCGCGTGAAGGAGTGCGCTTGCTGGTTGACGATCCCCGCCAGGAAGGAGCAGATCGGGCGCTCCTTCATGTAGAGCGCCGTGGTGAGGACCTTGCGCCCGCGGAAGATGGAGCGGTCGGCCAGCTGCACGAGCAGCTTCCACCACCCGTACTTGGCGCCGACGTAGCGTTCCGCCTCCGCGCGGAAGGCGGACAGCTCCGTCTCCGTGTACTCCGGGACCGGGCGGAACAGGCGGACTTCGACGTCCTCCTTCAGCTCGAGCGGACCGCGCCGCGCGTGCCAGAGCGCCTCGATGACGACCGCCTTCTTGGCGGGTCCGATGAGCGCGACCACCTTCGGGTCGAGCGGCTCCCCGATCCACCCGGACTCGATGACGACTCCGGTGTGGTTGGTCCAGGTCCCGTTCTTCTCCCCCGGGTCCGTCTCCCCCCACCGGATCAACCGGCCGAGGAGCGTGTTCGAGCGGGTGAAGAACGTATCCCCCGCGCGCGCGAAGATGGCTCGTTTCATGCGTCCCTCCATGCTTCTAGTATACCACCGTTTGAATCCGCCCGTCGTCGCGGAGCAGCTCCTCCCACCGCGCCGCCATCATAGCGGCGCCGGAGTAGGGGACCGCAGCGATGATGGACGGCTCCCCGCGGTCTAGGAACGCTACGCCGACTTGGTGCGCTCCCAGCCACGTGACCGTCCCGAATCCTCCCGCCCAGAGCGGCGTCCCGACGCGGATGTCCTCTCTACTCATGGCGGCAGTAGCCGTTCCAGATGCACTCGAGGGAGAGGCAGATGCGGCGCATCATAGGTGCAGCGCTCCTTCCTGGGCGAGGCGGAGAGTCTCCACGTGCCACTTCATCTTCGAGGAGACGCGCGCGCCTTTCCAGTTCGGGTGCCACGCGCCGCACGAGTACTGGTAGCCGAGCCGCATGTGCGTCAGCTCATGGAGGAGGACGTGGCGGAGGATCGTCCTCGAGCGCCCGCAAAACTCCCGGGCGAAGCGGAGCCGGTCCGGCTCCCCGTCCTCGTCGAACTCCGTGATCGCGAGCGCGTCCGAGTTGGCGGGGAGCCACTCGAACGTCAGCTCCGCGGACGTAGGCGGGAGGTGCGTCCCCTCCGGGACGGCGAGGAAGAAGCGCCGCCGGAGCGTATCGTACAAGCGGCGGATCTCTGAGAGGGAGTAGACGTGAGCCATCACTCCTCCTCCCGGAGCGCCGCCGCCCACGCGGTCGCTCCCCAGGACGCCAAGTCCTCCTTGCCGCGGAGCGCCTTGAGGACCGTGTGGTCTACGGTCCGCTGCCCGTCCGGTCCCGTAGCCACCCAGTCGAAGTAGGCGCACGGCCACTTCTGGTTGGGCCCGAGCGGGCGCGCCTCGCTCTGCTCCCGGACGATGAAGGAGTAGTCGTTCGAGACGTAGCCGGTCGTCGAGGCGCCGGAGAGATCCAGCCCGAGTCCGCCCGTGCGCGCGATCCCTACGAGGTTCGCGGCGCGGTCCTCGCACCCTGGGCCCAGGAGTCGTACCGCCTCCGTCCGCTCCTCCGGTGTCTGTCCCCCGTAGAGGAGGCGCGTCTCGCTACGCTTGGCCAGCTCCGCGGCAAGCCGCTCCGCCTCGTAGCGGAATCGACACCAGAGGATCGCGCGGAAGCGGTTGTCCTCCTCGAGCCGCTCCTCGTGCCACCGGAGCACGGCGTCCAGCTTCTCCCGGGAGACGTCTACCGGCTCGTCATCCCCGTTTACGCCGGAGACGTAGCCGGACGTGAGCTGAGAGAGCCGAAGGGAGAGCACCCCCGCCTGCGCCGCGGTGACGCGCCCGCTCTCCAGCTCGAGGATCGCCGTATCCCGGAACTGCTTATAGCGCCGCCAGGACTCCGCGGAGAGCGGGACTTCGATCGATACCGGGTCTAGCGCCTTCGGCATGTCCGGGAACACCTGGTCGAGCGTGCGCCGGAGGATGAACGGCGCCGTGCGGGCGTACAGGTCCTCGAGGTTGGTCCAGCCTACGATCTGGACCGGCTCCCGGCGCTTGCGCCACTTCCCGTCCTCGTCCCGGCGCTTCACGAGGCGGCGGAAGCCACCCATGATGGCGTACTTCGCCTGGAACTGGTACCAGTTCGAGCACCCGAGGATCGCCGGGTCTAGGATCTTGAAAGGCGCGTACAGGTCCCCCGGGTTATCCCCGCTCGGCGTCCCGTTTAGGATCACGACGCGCCCGCAGCGCTGGCGGAGATCGTACATCGCGCGCGTCTGCTTCGACGTCGGGGACTTGACCGCTACGCCTTCATCGAGGATGAGGAGCGTGCGCTTCGACGCGAGCCCGAGGAGAGCGGAGAGCCGCTCCGGGCGGCGCGCAAGCTCGTAGTTCGTCACGTACCAGCTCAGCGGCACCTTCCCCCAGCGCGCCTCGTTCATCACGGTCGTCGTCTTCGTCGCGCGGATCAGCGTCAGCTCAACCGGCACCCGCGTGAACTTGACGATCTCCCCCTTCTCCGGGTCCGCCCAGACGGAGCGGGCGATCTCCCCGGGGGCGACGACGATTGCGGAGTCGATCTCCTTCCGCTCGAAGAGAGCCTGCGCCAGGTCGATCGCCTGCCGGGTCTTGCCGAGCCGCATGACGTCCCCGAGGACGGCGTGGGGATGGGAGAGGAGCCACTCGACGCCTTCCGTCTGGTGTTTAAACGGTGGCTTCACGCTTCACCGTCCCGCCTTCCCGCCAGACGTGCGCCTTCGGGCACCCGTAGCGCCGCGTGCCCGTTAGCTGATCGAATCTCAGCTCGAGGAGCGCGCGCCCGGGGAGTCCGCAGCGCGGGCATCGTGGTGGTCCTCCGGCTCCGTCCCGTTGTACTTGTCGTAGCACTTCGGCTTCCCGCACAACCACACCTCCGTCTCGTCCGGCCTGTTGAAGAGGTGATCGGCCCGCGGGTCCCGCGTGTCGATCTTCCGGTGGCAGCTCTCGCATCGCGGGGGACTAGTAGCCATCGCCGAACGTCTCCCGGTGCGGCTCGAAAGGCTTGCGCCCGCAGCGCGGGCAGTTCCCCCGGCAGTCCGCGCACTCCGGGAGGCACCCGCCGTCCGCGTCCCGCTCCGCGGCGTCCAGCTCCGCGAGACGGCGGCGCCGCTCCTCCGCTCTCCGCTTCCGCTCCTGGTAGACCAGGACGGCAAGGAAGAAGGCGCCGCCGGCGAGGACCAGCCCGACCGTCTTGAGGAACCGCTTCACAGTCCCTCCGTCCGCTTCGCGGCTCGAGCCGCGCGGATCGCGTCGATGCGGCGCTGGAGGTTGGCGAGCGCGCGCCACGCCACCTTCGCGTCGTGGAGCACGCCGTCCTTGTCCGGTCCCCCCGCGTCGAGGGTATGGCGGATCAGCGCGTCCAGCTCGTCCTTGGACTTCTCCTTCGCCCAGTGGAGCGGCTGGCCCGGGTTGTGCTGCTCGTTCCCGATGTAGGAGGTGTAGGCCACCTCGAGGAGCGCGTCCGGGAAGTAGAGGAGCACGCCGGAGTAGACCGGGCGCGCCTTCCGCTGCGCGGCGTCCATGTCCTCCCGGAGCGTGAACGCGGGCGCCGGGTCCTGGTACGGCGCCGCCGCGCGCTCCATCCCGGAGAACGTCTTGCCGTCCGCTGAGTGGAGAGTGGTGTGGCCTTCCTCGAGCACGCACCGCTTCCCGTAGAGGGGATGTCTTGCACCGCAGGTCATTGCGCTCCCTTCAGGACCCTCTTGAGGAGTCCGTCCCACCCGGAGACGCGGACGCCGAACTGGCAGTCGCGGTTCCAGGGTCTATCAAACAAGTATATCACCTTGCCCGCGGCGCTCAGCTCCTCCGCGACGGCGGGGGAGTCGTCCACGTACCAGTCGGCGCCGATCGTCGACTTCCCGCGGTCAGAGTCCGGCGGGATCACGATCAGCTCCGTTGGGTGGAAGCGGTTGAACGCCAGCCAGTCCCACGTAGGCGGGATGGCTACGCGCGGGCGCTTCGTAACGAACGCGATGTCGTAGATGAGGGAGAGGCGCCGCAGCGCGTCGAACGCGCCGGGGACGTTCTCCCCGCGGTCCCAGAGTCCGTAGCGCCAGCCGTCCGTGAAGAGCCAGCTGTCCGCCATCCGCCCGGTCGCCTCCCCGAGCCGCTCGATCAGTCCGTCCCTGATCGAGTAGTAGTGCGTGGACTCCGGGAGGGAGACGCCCCACCAGGCGGAGAGGAGGAGACGCGCCTGCGCCTCCCACTCGTAGACCACGCCGTCGAGATCAACGCCCGCGCGCGGACGGCTCATCGGACGCCGCTCCGCTTCCGGTAGACGAGGCGGCGGAGCCGGAAGTCACTGTCCCGGTACGCTACCCACGCGCGGAACCACGTCCCCGCCGCTCCCGTGAAGCCGAGAGCGGCGAGGACGATGAACTGCCAGGGACTCACGCGAACCGCCGCGGAGTCGGGACGAGGGACGGACTGCTCCCCCGGATGGACTGACGGCTCCGCGCGGACGCGCCGCACTGCGGGCAGCGGTAGCGCTGGTAGATCCGGGAGTTGGCGACGTAAGTCCCGTTGCCGTGCATCTTCCGGCTCGAGCACGCCGGGTTGACGCACCGCGGGTTGTTGGACCAGAGATTCGCGTTCGGCTGGACGATCCAGGCGGAGAGCACCTTGTACAGCTCCCGGAGGAGGACGACGTCGTGCCGGTTGTACGTCTTCATCCGGCGCCACATCCGCTCCTCCCCGTTCATGCACCCCTCCCACATCTTCCAGTCGTGGTGCTCCTCCGTCTTGCGCCCGATCCCGAGCTGCTTGCAGAGCCAGTTGAGCCGGTTCGAGGAGAACCGCGCGACGGGCGTCAGGTCCCGCTTGGTGTCGATCACCTTGTAGTGGGACGGAGGCGGCATCCGGTGCTCGATCATCCGGGCGTTCAGCTTCCGGACGTCGAAGTCCCGCCCGTTGTGGGCGAGGACGATGTCCGCCTCGTCGAGCAGCTTCCAGACCGTCTGAAGCAGCTCCTTCTCCCCGTTCCGCCCGCGGCCACCCGCCTTGGTGTCACAGAGTCCGAGCCACTCGGTCTTGCCGCGCTCCCCGAACCAGGCCCACGAGATCGAGAGGATGTACCAGTGCTCCTTGACGGCGATCGCGTTCTCCTGGTAGACGCCCCAGGTCCATACGACGTCCGGAGCCGTCTCGATGTCGAGTAGCAGGATGCGCGGTCCGGACCGCGCGCGTTTGGTCTCCATCAGAACATCCCTCCAGCGTTGCCTTCCTCCGGCTCCGCCTCGCGGAACTGGCAGCGGGCGACGTCGCAGTAGCGGCATTCGTTACGGCTCGGCCGCGCCTCCGGTGCCTTACTGCCGGTCACCAGGCGGAGCGCGTCCCTGATTTGGCGCCTCTCGAGATCCTCGAGCGGACGGACGTCCACCGTCGTCTCCCTGTACTCGATCTCCCCGCGGATCACCTTGAAGCCTTTCAGCCAGGAGAGCGGGAGGAATACGATGTAGAGGAGGACTTGCCAGTGGTCCGAGGCGCGTGGCTTGCCGGACTTCCCGTCGATGACGAGAGCCGTCTCACCCTTCATGGCGACGATGTCCGGCTCCCCGGCGAGATCGCCCTGCTCGCCGCGGATCTTGAAGGCGCCTTCCTTCTCGAGCTTGACGGTCCAGCCGTCCGCCTTCAGCGCCTCCGCGCGCCGCGCGATGAGCCGCGCGTGCGCTTCGTTGTACTCCGCGAAGAAGTCGGCGCGGTCCGCGTCGTCCGCCTTCTTCAGGTAGCGGTGATGCGCCTTGTACCAGGCGGCATACCAGCACTTGTTCTCCCCGGCGAGCAGCTTCGTCAGCCACGTCGGCCAGACGTAGGCGCGCCCGCGCGGCTCGTCCGTGAGGGTCTGCTGCTTCATGGCTTCTCCTTCCGGAACGGTCCGCCCACGGTGAGCGGGGGGAACCGCTTGAGAATCGTGTCCGCTACCGCGTGGTGCACCGTCTTGTTCCCGGAGCGGAGGTGGCAGAGCACCTCCCCCGTCCGGTAGTCGGTGACCTTGCAGGAGAGGACGCGCTCCTTGTCGATCGCGTAGTGGATCTCGAGCCCGTAGAGCGCCTCGAGCGCGAGCCGCTGAAGCGGACGCAGCTCCGAGCGGCGCCCGGGACGGTCCAGCTTCACCTCCGCCCAGACGGTGAAGCCACCGGCGGAGACGGAGACGTCCGGGATGCCTCCGGTGAAGGTGTCCTCGTGGCGGTAGACGATCCCGCCCGCGGGGACGACCAACTCCCGGAGGCGCCGGACGAGCGCCGCCTTACAGGTTGCTTCGTTCACAGGAGGCGCTTCGCCGGCGCCAGGTCCTCGCCCGCGGCGAGCCGCGCCGTCCGCTCCCGCACCTCGTTGACGCGGTTCATCAGGCTCTCGACGCCTTCCGCCACCACGATCGGCTCCCCGTTCTTCAGCTTCAGGATGGAGACGCCGAGGACCGGGATCGCGTTCGGTCCCTCCCCCTTCTGCGCCGCGGGGAAGATGGAGCCGACGTCGAACACGTCCACCGCGCTCTCCTGGCCGGACGTCCCTTTCAGTAGGATCAACATGGCTACGCTCCTTCCGGCGCCGCGACGGGCGCCTCTGCCGGGACGTTCGTCCAGGACTTGTCGACGTGGGGTTTGGCTTCCTCTTCGTTGAGCGCGCGGTTCAGCTCCGTCAGCGGGTCCTTCGTCCGGAGCGCCTGGAGCGCCGTCTGGTGAAGGACCAGCTCCGCCTTGTCCGGCTCGTGGCCGAAGTGGAGCGCCACCAGCTCGAGGAGCCGCTCCTTCGTCGCGGCGCCGTGGTCCCCCGCCTTCTTGAAGAGGCGCCCGAGGCGCTTCCACGCCTCCACCCCCGGGCGGCGCTTCAGGTTCCGCGCGCGGGCGTTCATCCGCTCCGCCCACTTCGCCGCCTTGGCGTCCGCCTTCTTCTTCTTCCCCTCGCGGGCCATGCGGCTCATCAGAACGGCTCCGGGTCGGACGCGCGGAGGCGCGGGAGTGGCTCCACGACGGTGAGCATGTCCAGGCTCTGGTGCGGCGTCGGGGAGAGCGCGGAGTGCGGCTGGCCCGCGCGGAGATACGTCCCGCAGACGGAGCAGACCGTGAGGCGCCCGTGGCCCGCGCGCGCGTCCCCCGGGTCCTCCGCGTAGGTGGACTCGGAGCGGAGTCCGCGGCTCTCCCGGTGCTTCCCTCTCTCCACCACGACCGTGTCGACGAGCACCGGGCGCGGCGGCGCCAGGTGCGGGAACTGCTTCAAGACGTCCGGATTCGTGACCGTGATCAACATCCTCATCCCTCCTATTCCTAGTATACCCTACTTCGCCTCAGACCAGTTCTTCGCCACCTTCGAGTCCCAGAGGATCGGCACGCGGAGCGGGAACTCCTGGACGGCCATCGCGCGTTTAAACAGCTCGAGAGTCCCCGGCTGGATGTCCCCGACCACCTCGTCGTGGACCGTGAGCCGCATCTTTAGGCCCAGCTCCTTCCGGCGCCGGTAGAGCGCGGCCAGCTTTAGCTTGTTCAGGTCCGCGGCGGAGCCGGAGACGGCGCGGTTTAGCGCGGCGTGCGTCCGCTTGGCGCCCGGGAACCGCGCGCGGCGCCCGGTGATCGTCTTGACATAGCCGCGCGTCTCCGCCACCCGCATCGCCGCCTTCATCAGCTCCGGCGCCTCCGGGAACACCTTGAAGTAGACGTCCCGCAGCTCCTTCCCCTCCGCCTCCGAGACGCCGAGCAGCTCCGCCGTCTTGCCGACTCCGCCACCGAAGAGGAGCATGAAGTTGAAAATCTTCAGCTTCTTGCGGTCGAAGTCCGCGCGGTGGGAGCGGACCAGCTCGCCCGTCCATTCGTGGAAGTCCGTCTCCGGGTTGTCGCGGTACGCCTTCTCGAGCCGCGGGGACCGGGAGAGGTGGGCGAAGGTACGATACTCGATCTGCTTGGCGTCGGACGCCACCAGGTCCATCCCCGGGTCCGGGATGAATAGCTCCCGGATGAGATACGCCTCCCCGTGCTCCGTCTTGTGGCGCTCGAGCTTGTTCTTCCGCTTCCCCCACTCCGCGTCCGCGGCGCAGTCCGCGCAGTGCATCCGGAGCTGGTTCTCCACGGAGAACACCTGCTGCGGGTTGGCGCCGCGCGTGGCGCCCGTAGGCTTCGTAGCGGAGAAGCGCCCGCTGACGGTCCCGTACTGGTCTCCCTTCAGCTGGTGGAAGGAGAAGCGGAGCAGCCCGTCCGCGCCTACCGCTTGGACGTAGGGGGTGATGAACTTGCTCTTCAGGTCCGAGAGCCGCGCGAGCCGGACGACCCGCGCGATCGTCGGGTTGCCGGAGTGCCGGGAGAGGACGTCCGCGGCGTAGGAGTCCCGTCCCGTCTCCGTCACCTGGTCGGACTTCAGGCCCAGCTCCCGGAATAGGCGCGCCATGTGGTCCGGGGAGTCCGGGTTGACGTTCCAGCCCACGTCCCGGGCGAGCTTGAAGCGCATCGTCTCCAGCTCCTCCGTCAGGCGCTTGTCCCAGGCGTGCAGCTTCTCGACGTCGATCCGCGCGGCGTTCCGCTCCATCTCGATCACGGCGGGGATCGTCGCGTCCTCGAGCGCCACCACCTCGAGCAGCTCCTCCGCCTCGAGGAGCGGGAGCTGCTTTAGGAGGACGCGGAGCGCGAGGCTAGCGTCCTGCCGCCCGTACTTCGTGACCTGGTGCGCGTGATAGTCCGCCATCCGCGTCTTGTCGAGTCCGTCCTCCGCCTTCCCCTCTCCTACGTAGTCGAGCCCGAGCGCCTGTAGGCTGAAAGGCTTCTCCGAGCGGCGCCATCCTTCCCCGCGGTGGTCGTCGAGCAGCGCTGCGTAGTGGGCGACATCTTTCAGGCGGCAGCCGAGCGCGTCTAGGTCCACGCCCCACTCCTGGGAGATGTGCGCGTCGAAGAGGGTGTTCAGGTTCACCACCTCGAGTCCCGCGATCTCGTCCCGGAAGTAGCGCTGTGCCGCCTCCTCTGAGATCCCGTTCCCGCCGCCGCGGTGTCCCCAGGCGAGGTAGCGGGACTCGACGCGCCCGTCCTCCTCCCAGGCGATCCCGGCGCCGACCGGACGGACTTCCGGGCGCCACCACTGGAGACCCGTCGTCTCGAAGTCCAGGGCGATCCGCTTGACGCCGCGGGAGCGGAGCGGGGGAGGCGCGTCCGGAGTCCAGTCCGCCGCCGCGGGACGCGCGACGTCCGCCTCCCGGAGCAGGCTCACCTGCGCGGCTCGCTTCCCGAGGACGGAATCCTTCGGCGTACAGCGCGGGCACGCGCGCGCGTAGAAGGGATGCCCGCAGGCGTCCAGCCCGTCTGATGGGGGGAGGGGGTTTTTTGAAACGACCCGGGGGGTGCTCTCCTCCGGCTCCTCCGCGCCTTCGACGCGCGTCAGCACCATCCCGTAGGGATCTGCGTCAGGGATGACGACCCCCTGCCGCAGCTTCAGCGCGTTGCGCTTGAACGGGGAGTAGTCTACCTCGTGCTGCCAGCGTCCCCACTTCCGGACGATCGTGGTGACGTCCGGGTGAAGGACCCGGAGCGCCTCCGCCATCTTCCAGCGCCCGTCCTCCTCCTTCTTCTCCGCGTTGTTCCCCTGGTACAGCTCGTCCGTGTTCCCGCCGGACATCCGCATCGTCGCGATCTTGTTGGCGAGGAAGGCGTTGAAGAGGACCGTCACGTGCCCGTCCTTGAGCGCGCGGAGGGACAGGTCCGTGTCCTCGTTGTACCGTCCGCGCCACCGATAGGGCAGGTCGCAGCGGATCAGGATGCAGCTGTAGATCCGGGTGTTGAGGACGAACGGGTCCAGCTCCTCCCGGCGCATGGCGAAGGACTCGTACTGGAGACCCGCGATCGCCACGTTCTCGTAGCGGTCGACGAAATCCTCCGCGGCACGGAAGAAGGCGCCGGTGTTCCCCTGGATCTTGGCGTTGCGGTTGAGGCGGTAGAAGCCATCGATGTTGTCGTCCATGATCCAGTGCCGCGCGGCGCCGGAGGAGAGCGCGTGCTCCCAGACCCAGTTACGCGCGGGGATGCTACCCTGCCCGAGGTTGGAGAAGGGGAGGACGAGGACCTTGTCCGGGGAGATCACCGCGCGGTAGGCGTCCGCCTCCTGCGGCTCCACGCAGATGTGGTAGGGGACGCCGAGGCGCTCGAGGGACTTCGCCGTGAGCCGCGTGTCCGCGCGTCCCTTCGAGATGACGTAGACGGGATAGCGCGGGAGCGTGACCGGACTGACCCAGCGCTGGCTCTTGTAGTTCCCGTAGCCTTTCGGGGGATACCAGAGCCACCCTCCGCCAGGGAGGCGCCGTCCCTGCTCCTCCCGCGGCTCCTTCTCGTGGTAGATCCGCCCTGCCAGCTCCTCGAAGCGCCGGACGTCCGCCTCGTTCCGCAGCTTGACGTCTACCGTGTGCAGTGGCTTCTGGTCCTCCTGGACGAACTCCGGCATGCCGCGCCAGGCGTCCTCCCACCACTTCCCGACGTCGAACAGCGCGCCTTGGCCGTCTCTCACCGCTCCTCCTTGTACCACTCCGGCAGGTTGTCCCACGTAGCGCGGAGCCGCTCGAGCGCGGACATCCGGCGGCGGCAGACTCGGCGCGTCTCTACGAAGGTGGCGTAGAGGCGCCCGAGGGTCCAGTAGCGCAGCTCCGTCATCGGCTTCTCCTCCAGGCGTAGGCTAGAACGAGGAGCGCGCCGAGGACGTGCTCCGGACACGGGTGGACGGCTACGGCGCCGGCGAGAGCGGCGGCGAGCGCCTTCACCGCTTCCCCCCGAGCTTGACTTCCGGCCACCAGATGGAGTCCGTCCCGCGGTGGATCCGCTGGCCGGTCAGCGCCGCGAACGCCGCGATGTCCGCCTCCGTCTCGAAGTGGACCTTGAGGACCTTGTGCGGGTCCCCGGGGATCTCCGGCGCCGCGGGCGTCTCCCCGCGGAAGCGGAGGACCATCCCGAAGTCGTTGACGCCTTCCCCCGGGACCGCGCCCGCGCGCGGGATCAGCTTCTGCTTGAAGTCCGAGTAGTCGACGGAGTGCTGCCAGCGTCCCCACTTCCGCGCGATGACCGTCCGCTCCGGGTGCTGCTCTACGAGGGAGCGGGCCATCCGCCAGCGCCCGTCCGGCTCGAGGATACGGCACGCCTCCTCGCAGAGCCACGGGCGCTCGGAGGAGCAGTGCCCGCAGGACGGCGCGTGCTTCTCCCAGGTCTGGAGCGTGCTCTCCGTCCCCGCGTACAGCTGGTCGGTGTTCCCTCCCTTCATGGTCATCGTCGTCGACTTGAAGGCGAGGAAGGCGGAGAACAGGATCGTGCACTGCCCGTCCTTGAGGAAGCGGAGGGATAGGTCCGTGTCCTCGTTGTACCGTCCGCGCCAGCGCTCCGGGCGCGCGTTCTTGATGCACATGCAGGAGTAGACGCGCGAGTTGAGGTAGTACGGCGGGAGCGCCGTCTTGCGGGAGGCGAACATGAAGTAGTGGAAGCCGAACTGCGCGACGTTCTCGTAGCGGTCCGCGAACTCCTCCGCCGCGCGGAACACCGTCCCGTCCGCCACCGGAGTCTTGAGGTTGTGGTGGAGGCGGTAGAAGCCTTGGATGTTGTCGTCGAGGATCCAGTGGTGGGTAGAGCGGGACTCCTCGAGCGCGTGCTCCCAGACCCAGTTACGGGCGGGGATCGAGCCGAGCCCGAGGTTGGAGAAGGGGAGCACGAGCACCTTCTCCGGGGAGATCACCGCGCGGTAGGCGTCCGCCTCCTGCGGCTCGACGACGATCCGGTAGGGGACGCCGATCTCCTCGAGCGCCTTCGCGGTGTAGCGGCTCTCCCAGCGTCCCTTCGAGATGATGTAGACCGGGTGCCGCGGATTCTCCGTCCCCGCGGACGGCGGCGGGAGGAAGGAGGCGGACTCCCAGGGGACCGGCGCCGCGGTAGGCGTCTCGAGGACCATCTCCCCCGGGAGGAGCGCCGCGCGGTTGACGTAGGCTTTCCCCGCGAAGCGCCCGATCTCCGCCTCCGGCCACCATACGCTCTGGGTCCGCTTCCGGTCCTCCGCGTCCTTGCCCGCGGAGAGATCCTGGTCGAGGAGCCGGGAGAGCGCGTCCCGGGACGGGCGCGCGGCCAGGCGCGCGGCGGAGAGGCGGCGCCTGAACTCCGCGGCGTCCTCCTTCGTGGCGTAGTGGACGTAGACGGTGGCGCCGTCCTCGAGGACGAAGTCGTCAGAGGCGGCTGGCTTCAGGTCCAGCTGGATGAAGTCCGGCATCCCCCGCCAGTGGAGGCGCCATTCCTCCCGGACGGGGACGAGGTCGTCGAAGAGCAGTCCCTGCGCCATCTACTCCTCCTCGTCGAAGGAGAGCTGCTTCTGGGACGCGAGCGGACCCGCGTCCTGCGGCGCCTCCTCCCAACCCTTCTCGATCCCGTGGAACTTGCCCTTGCGCGCCTGCTTCACCATCGACGGGTCCGCCGTGTCCTCCGTGTCGTAGATCCCGGCGGCGCGGCGCGCGTCCCGGTCCACCGCGGCGGAGGAGGCGATGACGACTCGCTTCGACGCCTTCCCCTTCTCGAGCGCCTCCGCCTCCTCCTCCCGGGACGGGAGTCCCGCCTGGAGCGCCTCCGTATACTGCCAGGCGCTCTCGAAGATCGCGGGACGCGGGACGCGCGGCGGCATCGGGACCATCTTCTCCCCGTCCCAGTACTCTTCGACGGAGGAGTCCGGCCAGATCCCGACCCAGTCGCACTTGCTGAATGCGCAGTTGCAGCGGGAGCAGAAGGGGATGTCCTTCCGGTCCCCGGTGCGGAGGCGGCGCCGGATCTCCGCCATGTACTCCCCGAGCCAGTAGCGTTTGAATCCGTCGATCCCGTCCGCGACCGTCCCCATCTTCCCGCCACTCTCGCACTCGAAGTCGATACAGCAGAACAGGTACTCGCCCTTGTAGGACAGGGAGACGTAGCGCTGCGGCAGCGTGCACTTCCTCTGGTACGGCTCCCGGACGGGGACGAGCCCGAACGGCATCGCCGCCTTCCAGTCGATGTGGTTGAGGAAGGTGGAGAGGCGTCCCATCTTGCGCCAGACGATCCGGTTGTGCGGGTTGTCCTGGAGGATGATCAGGCGCATCTTGTCCGTGTCCCCGTAGAAGGTGTTGGCGTAGCGGTGGCCCGGGGAGCCGATCTTCGGGTCGTTGTAGTAGTACCAGGAGGAGGCGGAGTTGGCGTCGCCGCCGTTCTGCGCGTGCGCCTCCTTCGCCATCTCGATGAACCGCTCCCGCGGCGCGTACATGTCCACGTAGACGCTATTGGCGCCCGCGTCGAAGAAGTCCTTGAAGGTGAACTTGCCGTTGATCAGGTTCAGCCCGTTGGTCGTGACCTGGATCTGCGTCGTCGGGGAGAGCGCCCGGACGTCCCGGAGGATGTCGAGCAGCTCCGGGTGGAGCGTAGGCTCTCCGCCCTGCGCGAACTCGAGCCGCTTCCCCGGAGTCCACTGGTGCATGATCCGCGCCATGTGCCGCGCGTCCTCCCGGGACATGCAGTGCGCCTTCCCGAACGCCTTGTTGAAGAGGCGCGCCGTACAGTGGAAGCAGGAGAGGTTGCACCCCCGGACCAGCTCCACGCTCCAGACCCACGGCGTCAGCTTCCCGAGCGGACGCCCGACCTTCGGCTTCTTGATCGCCATCGCTTCTTCTCCTCCTACCCTTCTAGTATACCACGGCAGGCTTCCTTGGCGCGGAAGCCGACGGGGATGAACTTGGTCCCGGCGGGATACTCCACCTTCACGCGCTCCGCCTGGCGGCGCGCGTCCTCCAGGTCCCAGGGCACGGGCGCGTAGGGCTGGTAGAGCGGCTCGAGGACGTAAGCGGAGCGGTCCCAGTCGAAGCAGTCCGGGGGAACGGAGTCGAGCACCAGGACCGCGCGTCCCTGGAGCGTAGCGCGGCGGATCTCCGCGAGGAGCGGCGCCGGTTCGCGGCGCGGCGTCCAGGCGCGTTCGAGCTCAGCGAGTTCGTCCGCGCTCCAGCCGGTAGGGTTGAAGGGTGCGTCGCTCACGCCTTCTCCTCCGCGAGTGCCCAGACCAGCGCCGCCGCCCAGCCGAAGAACGTCCAGCCGAGGAGGAGGTTGAGCGTGAAGATGGCGCCTAGGCGCCGGACCCTCCGGCAGTGCGCCACGATGGCCGGCAGGAAGTACAGCAGGAGCGCGGTCCCCAGGACGGCGAGGGTCGCGCAGACGTAGGCAAAGACGGTCGTTCCGCTCATCTCACTTCTCCTTCTTCTAGCGCCGCGAGGCGGCGCCGGTAGTCTGCGATGCGCTCCTCGAGGAGCGCGGGGACGTCCGGGGACATCTTCTCCCGGTGCTTCGGCTGGAGGGACTCGACGTCCCGGCGGAGCGCCTCCATCAACCGCTCCCGGAGTCCCATGGCCACGGGAGTAACCGTGGCCACGGGAACCGGCTCCGGGTCTCCGAAGAGGGAGAGCTGGCTCACACGCGCTCCACGAACCGGGCCGAGAGGGAGATCCCCGGCTCGGCCGGTCCCCGGTAGACGATGATGCGGCGGCACTGCCGGGCCACGCCCGCGGCGTGCTTCCCCGCGGCGAACGCCTGGTCGGGCGTCCCGTTCCGGATGGCCCGGAGGAGGATCTCCGCGGCGTCCCCCAGCTCCGGCCAGGGACCGATCGGGCGCTCCTGCGGAGGGTCGTAGACCTTGTGGACGTAGGCGGCGCCGGAGCCGAGCCGGTCCACCTCGTAGACGGGTCCCCCACGCTCGAGGCGCCCGCGGCGCCCGGGACGGAGCGCGAGCGCGTCCGCCTCCGGGTCCGCCTTGGCGTAGACGGGGATGCCGTCCACCACCTCGAGGAGCCGTCCCCGGGCGCTCACAGCGCCTCGAGGAGCGCCGGGAGCGCGCCTTCCCCCTCCGAGTCCCTGCGGTGCGGCGCCCGCGCCTTCTCCTCCTTCTCCCGGATGCCCGCGTCCAGGAGCACCTGGTCCACGTCCCGGTAGAGGGTCCCGAGCGCGGAGCGGTCCTTGACGCCACCCTCCTCCGCGATCGCGGCAGTGATCTCCGCCCGGGTCGCGCCCGCGCGGAACGCCTCGACGATCTGGTCGTCCGTCCGCGGCGCTCCCTTGGCGCCGCCGACCGGGCGCTCCTCCCGCCAGAGTCCGTCCTCCCCCTTCACCAGCTGGCCCGTCACCACCCGTCCTGCCTGTCTCCTCATGGCTTCCTCCTTCTCCTCTAGTCTACCCTACCGCGCCGCCGGGACGTCCCGGACGGCGGCGGCGCGACGGTGCGCGTCCCGGAAGGACTCCTCGAGATCCACGGGGACCTGGAGGAGGCGGAGGGAGGAGGCGCCGTCGAGCGCCGCCACCACCGCGTCCCGGAGGGAGAGCGCCTCGAGCCGCGCCTTCAGCGCCTCGTGGGCCGAGTCCGGGAGACGGACGAACGTCCGGGAGGCGCGGAAGGCGTCCCCCGGGCGAACCGTCGCGTTCGGATCCAGCGTCCCGCCGGAGGCGTGGCGGAGCCGGATCACCGCGCACGCGTGGCAGCTACCTTCGTCGTGGACCGGAACCGTCTGAACCGCGCTACGCATTGACCGCCTCCTTGGAAATCCGCGCCGCCTTCTTGGCCGCGCGGTCCGCCTTCTTCTGCGCCTTCTCCGCCGCCGCCGCTACCGCCTCCTCCGTCCACGCCACCGGGCGCTTGCCGAAGGCGAAGTGCGCGTCCTTCCCGCGGGAGAGCGTGGCGGTGAAGGTGTGGGACGTCCCCTTCAGCTCCTGGATCGTCCCCGGGAGGGAGGAGGGGAGCGTCATGTAGACCATGTAGCACCCGCCGTCCGCCTCGACGCGGAGGATGAGCTTGTAGATCGTCGCGTCGTACCGGGAGAAGGAGTAGGGGTTGTCGACTTCCGCCGTGATCGCCCGGAGCGCCCGTCCCGCCTCTACGTTTTCCATCCCTTACCTCCGCGGATAGTCTAGCGTGCCGGGGGTGCCCGTGTCTACTCCCTTTCCGGGGGACTTTACAACTCCCCCGGGGGGAGCCGTCCCGGATCTAGACAACCGCCTAGAAGGCTGCAGGAACGACGCGGGGGAGGGTCCGGGGGTTTCCCCCCTTGCCTCCCCCGGCGCGCCTCCCGGGCGGGACGGCTCACCGCCAGGTCCGCTCCCGCGCCGCCTCCTTCTCGACCGTCCGGATAGCCTCCTGGACCGCGCCGGAGAGGACGTCGAACCGGGCGCAGACCCGCGGTCCCCGCAGGTAGAGGGAGACGAGCCGGACTTCCCAGGGGGAGAGCGCGTGGGCCCAGGCCACGACGGCCAGCGCCCGCGCGTCCCGCGGCTCGAGCCGCGGGGAGATCCGGCGCCAGGAGCGGAGAGCGCGGAGGACCCGCGCGCGCTCGAGGACGCGCTGCGCCCGGTGGTAGCGGTTGCAGGACTTCTCGTCCCAGCCCGGCATCCCCGCCCAGGGGAGGATGCCGCCGCCCGTGAAGCGGTCCCCCGCCTCGACCACCTTCCGCGCCTCCGCCTCCGTCATCGCGCGTCCCATCTCACGCCTCCTTCCGCTCGAACGGCTGGCTACAGTCGTCGCACGTCGCGTTGAACTCGTCCCGCGCTACGCGGACCTTGACGCCGCACCCGCACTCCCAGAGGCGGAGGCGGCTGCCCTTGCTCCCGCGGACCGGGATGGCCAGCGCCGCGTGGGGATACGGGCCAAGCGCCTCCGCGATCTTGGAGAGCGCGGCGCTCAGCTCCGGGGAAGGGACGGAGCAGGTGAAAGGCTTCACCATCCCCGCCGCCTTCATCGTCTTGGCGAAGTGGCCGCGGTGCTTCTCCGCGCACCCGACGGTAGCGTGGATCAGCTCGTGGAGGAGGACCGGGAGGACCTGCTCCGCGTCCGCGAGGGTCGGGCAGATGAAGACGTGCTGCTGCCCGTCCCGGGAGGACTGCCCGTCCCAGCACTGCCCGATCTCGCGCCCGCGCCCGCGCGCTCCCTTGGGGAAGCCGACGGAGACGTAGACCGGGGGGAGATCCCCCTGCGTCGCCGCCTTCTTGATGATCGGCGCGAGCCGCTCGATCGCGTTCCGGAGCCAGACTTCCCGCGTCCCGACCTTCGTGGTGGCCATGACTAGCTCCTCCGCGCCGCGCGCGCTACGATGACTGCGTAGCAGAAGGCGTCCCGGCGGGAGCCGGACGCGATGGCGAAGCGGAGCGCCTCGAGCGCCGCCTCGTGCCGGTACATCCGGGACGCGGGGAGGAAGGGGAGCAGGTACGCGCTCCGCCGCCCGTTCCGCCGCTTCCTTGGTTCCCATCTCTCTACCTCCGGGGAGAGCGTACCACGGCGCCGGACCCGTGTCCAGTGTTTAAACGCGCCGCCCGGTAGAAGGCATGGGAGCCGCTCCGGAACCAGCGCCCGGGTGGGGGAGCGTAGGGGGGGACCCAGGTCCCTACGCGGTGGAAGTGGGTAGCGCCGCCCGTAGGGTCTAGGCGTTCACCAGAGAGGACCGCGGCCACCTCCGCGGCTACCGGGTCGGGGACGTCCCGCCGGATCGACCAGGCGGCGAGCCAGCGATGTCCCTTCCGGGTCCCGAACTGCCGGCGCGCCCGGACCACCTCGAGGACCGGGACCCGGCAGCGGAGCGGGCGGACGGAGCAGCCCGCGCGGTTCAGGACGACCCAGGTCACGGCTGCCGCCGCCTCCGGGTCCTCCCCGGCGGCGAGCTGGCCCAGGACCCGGGCGTCCGCCTCCTCCTGGTGGTCCGCGGCGCCGGGGACCGTCTCCGCGCGCGCGGGCGCGGGCGCCGGAACGGGGAGCGCCTCCTCTCGCGGCGGGACGGACGCCACCGCGATGAGGAGGAGCAGGATCGGGTAGACGGCGCGGCTCAGTCCCCGAAACGGGTGCTGAGCTGTCCCGCCTCCGTCTCGAGGAGCGTCGCGGTGACGCGGACGCGCGCCTCCGCGGAGTCGACCACCTCGAGGGTTTGGCCCGCGGGGAGATCCACCGCGAGGCGCTTCAGCTCACGCTGCGCGTCCCGAATCTTCTCCGCGATCGAGCGGAGCCGGTCACTCGTTCTCATCTTCTCCTCCTCTACCGAATGTAGCAGTACGTCCCGCCGTGGTCCGTGCACGACGGGTGGACTTCCCCGTCATTGCAGACGTCCCCGCGCGGGCAGGTCCAGACGCCGTTCACGTTCTGGCACGTCAGGTTCGTAGACGTCTCCTCGCAGTTGGGGACGAGGAAGTCCCCGCACGCGGAGAGCGCAAGCGCCAGTAGGATCAGACCCGCCTTCGTCAGCGTCATGATAGCTCCCTTCCGCGGACGGCGCCGGATCACCCGCCAGAGACGGCGCCACCAGGACTCCCGGAACTCCCGGACCGGGTGGCGCGTCTCTGAGCGGATGACCCAGCGGCGCATCAGCAGGTCCCCGGCGTGTCCGTGATCGATGGCGCCTGGACCGCTACGAGCGGCTCCGTCGGCGCTGCCGCCTCGAGCGCCTCCCGCTCCGCCTTCTCCGCCGCCTGCTTCGCCATCAGCGCCTCGTGCTTCGCGCGGCGCTCCTTCTTCGCCGCGTGACGCGCGGCGTGGTTGTCCGCCTTCGGCGCGTCGAGCGGACGGACCGGGCGCGGCTTGACCGCGCGGTGCTTCGCCTTCAGCTTCTTGGTCGAACGGACCACCTTGCTAGCCACGGCTCTCCTCCTCCTTGCGCGCCTTCTTGGCCGCGCGTCTCTCCGCCTTCGCCTTCTCCCGCGCCGCGCGCTCCTCCGCCTTCAGCGCCTGCTCCTCCGCGTAGAGGCGCGCGTCGTGCTCCTGCCGCGTGGGCCCGGGAACGGAGACGTTGGCGTCCGGCTCCCAGCCCGCGTCCGCGCGCTGCTGCGCGATCCGGTAGGTGAACTCGTCGTTGGCGCGGACGGCTCCCTCCGGCGCGTTCTTCGCCGAGACGGAGAAGGGGAGGGACCCGAACCGCTTGCGGGACCGCTTCGCCTTGCTCCCGGAGTCCCGGCGCTGCTTCGCCGCGAACCTGTTCCCGTACCGCTTCCGCGCCTTCTTGCCCGTGCTCGTCATCGTCCTTCTCCCATGAAAGGGGTGTCTGAGCCATCGCCCAGGACCCGCACCTTTACGACTTCACACGCGAGCTGCTTCCCCGCCTTCGAGATGCACGCCTTGACGTCCCACTCTCCCGGCGCAAACCCGTGACGGAACCGCCACTTCGTTACGCCCGGGCGCTCCGCCGTCCCGGGGAACGGCGCGCAGTCCTCCTCGTGGGAGGAGCGCGTCCCCTCCGGCCACGTCACCTCGATCGCGGGACAATACCACTCCTCCGTCACCGTCCCCCTGAGCTCGAACTCCACCTGGACGTAGGCGCCGCCGATCCCCAGGTCCATCGGGGTGAACGCGGGCGCCTTCCCCGCGAGGTGCTGCTTCCCGCTCTCCGCCTTCCTGACCGGCGCCGGAGGCGGAGCGCACACGCTCTCCTCCCGGACGCGGACGTCCATCACTCCGCCGCGGGGATGAACGCAGATCACGTCCGCCTCCTGGCAGGAGAGGGAGGCGCCGCCTACCGGGTCCCGGAAGTCGAAGGCGATCCGGCGCCGCTCCCCCGCGGGGACGGAGCGCTGGAAGGACCAGGACCAGTCGAGGAGCTGCTCCTCCCCTCCCGCCACCAGGCGGACGGTACGGGACCGCGTAGCGAGCGCGAAGAACGTGACGTCACACGCCCGGGTCCGCTCGTCCGCGACGGCGACCCAGGGAGCGGACGTCCACGTCCTGTACTCCTGCGGCGCTGGCTTCCCCCACTTCGGGCGGGAGGACGGGTCCGGAGGAGTCACGAGTCCCTTGACGACGGGCGGGACCGTAGCGCCGCCGAGGAGGATGAAGAAGGCGATGAGGATAGGCGGCATCTCAGCACCCCCGCTCGAAACGGCCGCACTCGCAGCCGACGTCGCCGCACTCGCCGCACGCCTCGAGACGGCTCAGCTCGAGGCGAAGAGTCGAACGGTACAACGAGGCTCCGCTCGACGACGCGTCGCGCTCCGCCTCCGCACGGACGACGCGGAGGACCGCGACCACCGTAGGCGTCAGGTGGCGGATCGCGTGGTTCAGAGTCTCGAGCGCCTCCAGCTTCTCCCCGGAGTCCAAGAGGTAGTCGTCGAGGAGCGCGTCCGCGCAGTGGGTCAGGGAGGTGATCGCCTCGATGGCGTCCTCCGCCTCCCCGGTGAACTTGGCCAACAGGTCCGGAGTCATCATCGTCCTGCTCCTCTCATCCTACCGATCGTCGCCGCCTCCCGGGCGTGCTGGTAGGCCAGCAGGTCCAGGAGAGATCCCTCCGCGCCGTCCCCGAAGGAGCGGACTAGCGGGTCCGCCGCGAGGTTGACCGCCTCCCGCGCGCGGGCGGAGTGGTACGCGATCCGCTCCGCTAGCGTCATCGTTTCCGCGGTCACGACACCCTCCTCCGGAGACGGAGCGCGTCCCCGCTGATGGACCGGCACGTCTCCTCGTTCATCCCCTCGAACTTCCGGCGCCCGCGGGTGTCCCGGTAGACCGTCCGGAGCCGGACGCGGGCGTGGCGCCCGCAGACCCGGACCAGCCAGACCTGCCCGCGCTCCGCCTCCGCGCGCGGCGTCTTGGCCGTCTCCGCCTCCGCCGCCGCCTCCGCCGGGTCCCGGAACCAGTAGACCCGCCAGGAGTCCCCGTCCGCGATGAGTCCCGCGGCGGAGTCCGGCCAGCGCCGGAGCGCCTCCTCCCGGAGCCGGACCGCGGCAGGGTAGAGCAGTGGCTTGCTCCTCCGGTTGGCCGTCTTGCCGTTCCCGAGCTGGACGTCCATGGCTCCCTCCCCTAGAAGCGGTCGAGGAACCGGACCCGCTCCGGGATCCGAGACCACGCTACCGCGCGGTAGGCTTCGATGAGATTCGCCGGCTGGCTCGAGGACCGGGGAGCCGCTTCCGCCGCCGCGCGGACCAGCCGCTCCTGGACGTACTCGCCGAGCCGCGCCGGACCGCGCTCCGTCAGGAAGGCGATCACGTGGGCCACCGTCTCCGCCTCCGCGGCGCCGCGGAACGCCTCGTCGGACCAGCGGAGCGCGTCCGCCGGATTGCCCTTGTCGAGCGCGTCCCGGAGGGACTTCACCTTGGCCATCGCCATCTCCGCGTCCCGGTTCAGGTACTCGAGGAAGCGGAACCAGCGGTCGTGGGTCAGCTCCGCGTCCGCCGCGATCGCCTCCGCGTGGACCGTCCCGCCCTGCCCGTCCGCGGACCCGTAGACCAGCCAGTCCGCGGAGTCCTTCCCCAGGTTCTTCGCCGCGGCGTCGAACGCGCGCTGGAGCGCCTCCGCCTCCTTGCGCGCCGCCTCCGCCTTGACCTGCCACTCGCTCTTCGCTCGCTTTGCCATTCCCGTTCTCCTCAGGTTAGAGCCTAGCCTAGATCCGGTAGCCTTGTCCAGTCCCTACGCCGCGGGCGCCTTCCACGCCTTCCGCCGCGCGGAGAGGAAGGAGACGTCGCCCTTGAGACCGTTCACCCGGCGCTCCGCACCCATCCGGGCGGAGCGGAGCAGGTCCTGATAGGAGCGCATCCCCTCCGGCGTGTAGCGGTAGTCGGAGATGGTCGCCTCGGAGAAGTCCTCCGGGCGCGCCACCGTCACCGTCTCCATCGGGTAGACGTAGGTGGCGCGGCGGAGGTCGTAGCCGATGTGCTTGGAACCGGGGACCCGGCGCTCGAAGGAGAGGGACGCGGGCGGCGCCGTCCGGAGCGACTCGAGATGCGCCTCCGCGTCCCTCAGCATCCCGCGCGCGTGGGAGAGCGCGGCGTCGAGCCGGTCGTGCGCCTGCTCGTAGGGCTGGTAGCGCGCGCCGAAGCAGGAGGACGTCTGCCACCCGTCCCCCGGGCGCTCGTAGCCGTGGTGGGCGATGACGCCCGTGTTCGCCAGGATGTCCCGCCCGCAGACCTGGCACGTCTTGTCCCGGAGGAGGGACCGCTCCGCCTTCCGCCGCGCGGCCAGCGCCTTCCGCTCCCGCGCCGCCTGCTCCCGGTACGCCTCGTACTCGTCCTCCCGGCGGGTGGCGAGATCGCACTCGAGGGAGTAACCGATCTCCTCCCCGCGCGCCCGGAGGACCGCGGCCAGCGCCACCGCGTCGTCGTACTTCTTCTGCCGCCTCTGCGCCGCCTTGAGCTTGAGTCCCTCTAGTGCCATCCTCGTTCTCCTCGGGTAGAGTATCCCCTAGAAGGGGACCCGGAGTCTAGGGGGGAGAGGGTCATTTTACAACTCCGGGAAGGCGCCGGAAACCCGGGGGTTAGCGGCGCCTCCCCCGGGAGCCTACCGTCCGCCGTAGCGGTTGAAGGCGGAGCGGAGCGCCGGGTTGTCCCCGATCCCTTCCTGCCCGTCCCACCGCCAGACCCAGAACACGACGCCCGCGCGGGCGCGCCCGATCTCCGCCCAGCGCGCGATCTGGGAGTCCACGCTCCCGTTCCCCGCGCCTTCGTAGGCGTCGAACGCCTGGCCGTTCACGAGATTCCAGTCCGGGTGCGTGCGGTACGCCTCCGCGCAACGGTCCATCGACCAGGAGCCGGGACCGGGCCAGAAGTAGCAGGTCACCGCGTAGAGATCAACGGACGGGCGCGCGGAGCGGACCGCTTGGTCTACCCACTCCGTCGTCATCGTCCGGTAGCCGTCCGCCCGGACGCGCGCGATCGCGGCGTCCCGGTCCGCGGCGGGGACTCCGTTGTGAAGCGGCTCGTCGACCACGAGGACCGCAGCCGTGAGGGAGCGGAACGGCTCCGCCCACCGCTTCGTCTGCTCCCATCCCTTCCCGTCCTCCCACCACGCGCGGGAGTTGCCAAAGACGTGGTGCGCGGAGAGGATGGCCAGCTTCCCGTTGGCGCGGAGCGCGTCCGCGATCCGGTTCGCGTCGTCCGCGTAGGAGGGTATGACGATGACTAGGTTCCCCCCGTTCGCCGCCGCCTCCGGGACGTCCCCCGACGCGGTGTAGGCGCCGTAGACGTTCGCCGGGAGATCCGCCGTCCGGGCCACCGTCGGCTCCGGCGCAGCCGGATCCGAGGGCGACGTCGGCCCGGACCCGCCGCAACCCGCGGCAAGCGTAAGGAGCGCGGCGCCTACCGCGAGGACGTAGAGAGCATCGCGGCGCATCTCAGTTCCCCCTCGGGGACACCCGGACGTCCGGGTGGATGAAGCGGAGCGGCGCGGCGGGGACGTCCTCGAGGCGCTCCGCGATCTTCACCGCGGCGCCTACTCCGGGAGCGTTCCCGTACATCTTCCCCCAGCGCCCGGTGACGCGGGTCTTGAACAGGTCCCCGCACTCCAGGTCCCCGATCCTCAGAATCAACTTCTCCGTCATGGTCCACCTCCTACGTCCCAGAATACCGCGGGCGCGGGAGGCGCGTCCAGAGGGAAATATTCTAGCGTTTAAACACCCGAACTCGCTAGGATACTTCCCGATAGAGGAGCGGCTCCCGGAGGAGCGGCGCCAGCTCCGCCGGGGAGAGCGGCTCGAGCCGGGACGTCACGGCGCGAACGCTAGCGGGCGTAGCGCGGGGGAACGGGCGCCCGTCGAGGGGAGAGTCGACTAGGATGGTCCCGGCGCTCGAGCGGGCCCAGAGCGCGTCCCCTAGAGCCACGTGGAAGGCCACGCCTTCGAGGGACGCCGCTACGCTCCGGAGCCGGACGCAGCCGCGCGCCCGCGCCTCCGCGCGGAGGAAGTCCGAGAGCGCGCGCCCGTAGCCGCGCCGCCGGACGTCCGGGCGCGTCCACGCCACGACCCAGTTGACGTATGGGGTCCAGGCGTTCTTGCGCTCCTGGTGGAAGTGGGCGGACGCTACCGCCAGGGGGACGCCGCCGAGCACGAGGGTGAAGGTGCGGTCCCCGTAGCGGCGCCCGTTCTCCAGCTCCTCCCGGAGCGGTCCGTCGAATCCGTCCGGGAGGAGTCCGTCCTCTACTATCCGCGCCACTGCCACGTCGCGGGGATCGAGTAGACGGGATGGCGATACGCCTTCCAGGACTCGAGCGCCGCCTCGTACTCCCCCGGGACCTTGTCCGGGTTGAGCCAGGCGTAGCCTCCCGGCGCGTAGGGTCGGCGGCGGATCTCCGCGTTCAGGCGCGGCATCTCCGCGAGCGTGAGCCCGACGCCGATCAGCGGCGTGACGAGGGAGAGCAGGTACATGAAGCCAGCGGGGGAGGCGGAGACGTAGTTACCGTAGACCTGGGAGGACTGGGCCCATACGCGGGAGATGACGGTCACGGGTCCGTAGTAGCCGAGGGTCGCGGCGTTCAGCGTGGCGACCGTCATGCCGGAGAGCGTATCGGTGTACGCCGCGAACGAGCCCGGGTTGATGTTCGCGTGGCCCGGACACTGGCCGAAACTCTGGGAGTGGTAGCAGCCGACGTTGATGGCGGAGAAGGCGTCCGCGAACTGCGCGTAGCTGGTCGCGTCGAGGATCGACTCCGCCTCCGCGGGGAGGTTGGAGACGTTCGAGAACGTGTGCGTCGCGGTCGTGTCCGTTCTCCAGTAGGGGTCACTGTAGAACCACCCGGAGCCAAGGTCCGTCGGGCCGATAGAGAAGGCTGCCATGCTATACCGCCTTCCACGGCTCCAGAGGATCGACGAACTGCATGATCCGCACTTCCGTGATGAGATCCGAGCCGGGGGTGCCGGTGCCGACCTGGTCGACGTCGTAGGAGAGCAGCTTCCCCGCCTCGAGCGTCGAGCCGGCGAGCCCGTTCAGGCAGCGCCGCGCATAGGCGCCGTCCGGAGACGCGCCGCCCTGGTTCCCGGACGCCGCGATCTCAGGCTTCGTGGTGAACGCCGTCGTGAACGCGGAGCCGTCCCAGGTGTTCACGTCCACCTTCAGCGCCTGCGTCGCCGGCGCCGTCTCTGCGCGGAGCTGGCAGTGCTTGATGATCCCCGGGCGCGCGGGAGCCCAGACACCCTTCTTCGTGGTGACGGAGACGGTCCCAGTGAACGGGAAGTACAGCATGCCGTAGGCGACCTGCGCCGGGATGAAGTAGCGCGGCGGGATCGGGCCCAGGCACGCCATCATCCCCTCGACGTAGGCGGAGCCGGAGCTGAGCTCGACGTCCACCTTGAGCGTAGTGGCGGAGGCGTCCAGCGTCCGCGTGACGATCAGGGGAGTCGAGGACTCCGGACCCTCCCAGGCGCCGCCGCCCGTGTGGTAGGGGGAGTAGGTGGAGCCGACGCCATCGTTGATCCGGAGGCGCGCGGCGGAGGCGGAACTGGTCTTGATCCAGACCGCGGCGGAGACGTCCTTCCCGCGCCAGGCGGTCGGGAGCGTCGGGAACAGCGTCTGCCCGTAGTTCGCCAGCGCGGACCCGTAGGTGACGAGGTTCGCGTAGCCTCCCAGGCCGAAGGTGTTGGTGTCCGTCAGCCCGGTCCCGCAGCGCCGGGACGTGGCGCCGGTCCCCGTCAGGTAGTAGTGCGTCGGCGGGTTGGTCTGAGACGCCGCGCCGTCCGCGGACTCCGCCGCCCAGATGATGTGGAGCGGGTCCAGGATGAGGTTGATGCCGTAGAGGGAACGCTCGAGCGCCTCCCACCCCTGGCGGATTTCAGACGAGAGGCGTGGTCCCCCCGCTGGCGGTTTCGTCGGATCCCAAGCCATCTCTTCACCTCCCCCAGCCCGCGAGAACGCGGGCGGGAACGGGCGCCGGTACCGGCGCCTCCTTCTTCTCTGGCTCCACTTGGCGGATGCGCTTCTCGATCGCCGCCGCCTGGAGGAGTCCCGTGTGTACGGCTACGAGGGACTGGCAGTGGCCTGCCGCTACGTCGTAGCGATACGACGGGTCCCCGATCTTCTGGCCGACGTACCGGCAATGGCAGCCGCCGATACAGTCCGCCTTCGCGATGCAGTTCCCGCAGGAGTAACCCTCCGCGGTCACGCGCATGTCAGACGTCTTAATCCCGCCGACGCGCCGCTGCGCCTCGACGTCCAGCACCGGGTCCTTGCGGATGTCCCCGACGCGATACCAGTCCGCGGTCCCCGGGTCCCGGGACGGATCGAACACGGAGAAGGCCATCTCCTGGGAAGGGTAGAGCCATCCCTCCGGCGTGAGCGCGAGCATCCCAGTCCCGAGTCCGCAAGGCTGCGCCATCTTCTCCGTCCCCGTCATCGCGCGGTTATAGCGCGACGTCCAGTTCGTAGAGAACTCCCCCCGCATCGAGCGGCGCCCGACGTGGCGGAAGAAGTAGGCCAGCCAGGAGCGCGCCTCCGCGTCCCACGTCGCGAGCCAGTTGATGTTGAAGTTGATGTTCCGGAAGCCGATCTCGATCATCTCGTCTAGGTCCCGCGGCTCGACGCGGGTCGCCGGGTCCAGCTGCCACGCGATCTCCGCGTTCGGGCGCCAGCGGAGGATCTCCGCCGGGTTAATCTGGTCCCAGCTCCCGCGCCCGTCATGGCGGATGCGCGTCCGGTCGTGGAGGTGCTTCGGCCCGTCGAGGGAGAGCAGCATGTTGATCCCGTAGCGGTCCATGAACTCCCGGACCGGCGGGAACAGGAGGACGCCATTGGTGGTGACGGACCACCGGATCGCGCGCCCGCGCTCCTTCATGAAGTGCAGGTTCCAGTAGGGGACCAGCTCCTTGATCTCCTGGAACGCCATGAGCGGCTCCCCGCCGTAGAGGCAGACGGAGAGCGGAGACTTGTCGTGCGGCCACCCGGCTGCCCAGTGCGCTCCCCTCTCCCAGACGTCCCGCTCCATGGCTCGCTTCAGCCCGGGGACGATCTTCAGGTGGGCGGACGGGTTAGCGTCCGTCTGGTAGCAGTAGCCGCACGCGAGGTTGCAGTCGCGGCGGAGAACAAGCCAGAGACTCATACGTCTAGTATACCGCGGAACGGGGGATCACGGAGCGCCTCCCTGCTGCTGCTTGTAGGTCTGGCAGTCGAACTGGCAATCCGTCTGGCAGGACGTCTGGCAGGCGTCCTGGCAGGACAGCTCGCAGGACGTCTGGCAGGACGTCTCGCAGGACGTCTGGCAGTTCAGCTCGCACGTCGTCTGGCAGCTGACCTGGCACCCGCTCTGGCAGGAGACTTGGCAGCCCGTCTGACACGCGACCTGGCACGCGGTCTGGCAGCCGATCTGGCAGCCGACCTGGCACCCGCCCTGGCACCCGCCCTGGCAGGAGACTTGGCACGTGGCCTGGCACGCGCCGCCCTGGCAGGCGCCTTCGCAGGAGACTTCACACGCGTGCTGGCACACCTCCTCGCAGGTGCTCTGGCAGACGGACTCGCAGCCGGTCTGACACGTAGACTCGCAGGTGACCTGGCACTCGTTCACGCACTGGTAGCCGGCGACCGTGACGACGTCGTCCACGCAGTCCGCCTTCGACTTCCCGTCCTGGTAGGAGTGGCTGATGGAGATGATCCGGACGACGCGGGCGGACAGCTTCCCGGAGGGATCGAACGCCCGCGCGCGGGTGAGGCGGATCTTGTCCCCGACCTTCTTGTCGACCAGCTTCCCGCGCGCCTCGAGGGAGATCCGGCGGGAAGGAGTAGACGCGAGGGAGAGCATACGGGTCGAGTAGGCGATCGCGTTGTCGTCGTTGACAAGGTACGTCTTGAACTCCCGGACGTCCGGGCGCCCGAACCGGATCGCCGTCTGGGAGGACGTAGCGGAGCGCGCGGTAAAATCCCCCGTCGTCGGGTCCTGGTCGAACAGGACCTTGACCGCCGTATAGACGTCCGTCACGCCGGAGTCGACGTCGAAGGAGAGGAAGTCCCGGTCGAACAGGTCCGTGATCCCGTCCGGGACGTCCCCGACGTAGACGAGGTAGAACAGCTTGCCTTCACCGTCGAGGACGATGTTCGCGATATTGGAGAACTCGAGCGTGTCGAGAATCTCCTTCGTGGAGGTGGCCTTGTTCAGGTAGACGGCCAGCGCCTCCGGCGCGCGCCCGCGGGCGAACGTGAAGGAGGTGTCGTCGACGGAGACGGGCGGCATATAGAGCGTAGCGAGGACCCGGAGGATGTCCGCTCCCGCCTCGATCGGCGCTCCGGCCACGCCCGTATAGGTCCCGCTCGCGTCGTCCTTGAATCCGGTCCCGTAGACGCGGACGATGTGCTGCTTGTCGACGTCCGTGAAGATCGGCGTATCGGACGTATGCGTGAGCGCCGCCGCACGGTTCGGGCCGGTGAAGCCAAGGGACTTGAACAGACCCTTCCACGTCCCGGAGTTGACTTCGAGGGTGAACGTCGAGGACGTCTGCTCGAGGGTCGTCAGATGGGTAGTCTGGTTGTAGGTCCCCTTGATCGTCCAGGGGTTATGGCCGGACGTGGGGTCCGCGCACGCGAGCGCGGCGCCGGCGACCATCGCTAGGTCCCCGGCGGTATAGAGTCCCGCGGGGATACGCGCCTGAAGCTCGTTCGAGCCGGTATGGGAAGCGGTGAAGGAGTTGGCGTCCGCGGCTACGCGGTACGGCCCGACGTCCGCGAGGACCGTGAACTGCCCGTTGGCTAGGTCGACGGAGTAGCGGAGATCCGACTGCCGGTAGAGCTGGACGCCTCCCCAGAGCACCGTCGCCTTCCCGAGCATCGCGGAGACGTAGTATGTGGTGCCCGCGCCGGGAGCCACGACGGAGGTGTAGATGAGGTTGCGGTTGACCCAGAAGGTGACGACGCCGTCCTTCATCTGGATCCGCACTCGGTCCCCGCGCGCGGGTTGGACCGTAGACGTGTAGGTGTCCACTCCGCCGATGAAGACGTGGTAGAAACCGGTGCCCGCTCCGTCTAGCCAGATAGCGTAGGCGGAGGTGGCCGGATCGTACGGCGTCGTCAAGCTCGAGCGGTAGCCGAGCGCCAGGCGAAGGTTGGAATCCGCCGAGGGTCCGCCGACCGTCCCTTCGATGTAGCTGTTCTGCGCGCCCGTCACCGTCCGCCCGGTAGAGTAGGCGCCGCCGTCCCAGGCGGTAGCGCCCGCGGACTTGTAGATGTTGTTCCGTCCCGCGATCGTCGCGTTCGCGGAGACGTTGAAGGAGATGTCCACCCCCAGCGGACTCGAGAGGTAGTAGGGCAGCTCGCCGGCGTGGGAGCCGGAGGCGTCGTTCGAGATGACCCGGGTGAAGTCCTGCGCGTCCGCGGCGTCCTTGCTCTCGTAGAAGTGGACGTCGCTGATGGCGTGGATCCCGTCCGGGGAGAGCGCGCAGTCCGCCACCTCGTAGATCCCGTAGCCGTTCGCCGTGACGCCGATCCGGGTGGGGGTGATGTTCCCCTTCACGCCGAACCAGAGCGGGCGCGGCTTGCCGACCTGCGTGAAGTCCATCTCAGAGTAGATGGTGTCGTCGTAGACCCTGGGGGGGAGGGTCACGTTGAACAGGACGCGCGCGTCCTGCAGCTGTAGCGTAGCCTTCTTGTCGTCCGCGGAGATCCCCTGGATGAGTCCCGTGAACGTCCGCCGGTAGTCGTCGACCAGGATCTCGTTCCCGTCCCGGAAGATTCCACCGAAGAAGGTGCGCACCTCCCGCCCGGACCAGTCGAGCTGGCCGAGCAGCTTCTCCACCTTCCCGTCGTGGTTCATGAGGGAGATGTTCCCGGTGCCGATCCGCTTCCCGCCGAAGAAGATGTCGTTGGAGCCGGTCGACGCCGCGGGGACGGAGGAGGAGGCGAGCCGCGCCTCGTAGGGGACGTAGCGCCAGACGCGCCTGAGCTCGATCTTGTCGAAGCGGACGGAGCCGGACGTCCCGCTCCCGCCGAGGCGGAGCCGGGAGGATCCGACCGCGATGAAGTCGAAGGCGAAGCGTCGCCACTCCGCGCCCGCGCCCGGGAGGGAGACGGGAGAGCTGGTGGCGTAGGTGCGCCCGTCCGACTGTGCGGTCTGGGTGGCGCCGCCCGCGGCGCTCACCTCGATCGTAGCGGCGCCGTCCCCCTCCGTCTTGTACTCCCCGCAGAGCCGGTAGACGGCGCCGGAGACAAGGGGGAGCGCGTTCACGTAGACGGAGGCGGAGCCGCTCGAGGTGCCGATCAGCTTCACCGCGGACGCGCCGTCCACGTAGTCGGCCGTGTCCTGCTTGACTTCCCAGGTGGACTCCGTGACGGACCAATCGTCCGGCGTGTTGACGTCCGTCCAGCTCTCGAAGGACCCGATCCCGGAGAGCCGGTCATCGGAGAGCGCCGGGTGGACGATCCCCACGTTGGCGAAGTAGAAGCCAAGCTCAGAGATCACCACGGTGGCGTTGGGGTTGCTCCCGTCCTCGAGGTGGACGTAGAGGACAAGGACGTCGTCCCAGTAGCCTCCGTCGTCCCAGTTCGTCCCGTCGTCCCAGACGCCGTTCGTGGTCTGCGTAGGCGCCGGGTCGTAGTAGTAGCTGCCGGGCGTCGAGACGCAGAGCGCGATAGAGTCGACGCGCGTCAGGCCCGGACCCGTGTCCGCGCCCGTCCGGACGCCGACGATGTCCCGGAGGAATCCGCCGAAGGAGTAGCCGACCGCGGCGACGTAGGTGGCGCCGGAATAGGCGGACCAGCTCTCCACCACGCGTCCCCCGCGCAGCTCCGCCAGGAGTAGCTTGCTCCCCGCCGCCTCCTCGATGAACTCCCGGAACGGGCGGATCGGAGCGACGAGGCCGAGCTTGCCGTGTCCCGCCGACGTCATGCTCATCCCAACGCCTCCTGGATGCTCATCGTCACGCCCCACTGGTCCGCGCCGTAAGACTGATCGATCCGCGGCAGGTCAGTGAAGAAGGCATAGATGATCTCCCCCGCGTCCGCCTCCGGGTCCCGCTGGAAGAAGAAGGTGCCGCCCGTGAGGAGCTGCGTCCCGGCGGAGTCGATCTCGTCGACCTTGGCTTCCGTGAGGACGGCGAACTTGTACTCCCAGCGCCGGGTCCGCTGCTTCCGGTCCTGGTACTGTGCGCCCTGGTCCGCGAAGGCCAGCGTCGAGTAGTCGACCGGCTGCTTCGAGAGTCCGCGCGCGGGGAGATCCAGCTCGAGCCACTCCCCGAGGTAGAAGTTGGCCACCTCGGAGTAGCCGTCCGTGTTCTGCACGTCGTCGATTACGAGGGCCCAGTAGCGGTACGTCTGCGCGGAGGAGAGGACCTTGGCACGGATCCGATCCTTGTTCTCCGTCGAGTCGAGCGTGGTCGTATAGTCCGGGGAGGCGAGCGCGCCCGCGACGGACGTAGCGTCCGCGGAGACGGTGAACGTCCCGGACTCCCCCGCGTTGTGGGAGTTGACGATCATGGCCTTGACGTCCTGCGCGACGCCGATGTCCACGGTGATGTAGTGCCGGCTCTGGTAGGACGCCAGGCCCGCGACGGCGGACGTAGCGGACGCGGTATCGGAGACCGCATAGCCGAGATCCTTCCCCGCGGAGACGGCGAGGTTGGAGCCAGTCCCGAAGAGGAGGACGAAGGAGACGTCCGCGGAGATCGTGAACTTGTGGGTCGAGGCGGAGTAGGAGCAGGCCCAGGCGGGCGTCGAGTCCGCCGCCTCGAGCGCCGCGACGATCGCCACCGCCATCGCGTCCCCCGTGGCGTAGGTGCCCGCGGTGAGGGTGGCCACCTTTACGCCGCTGCGGTTGAAGTCGATCTTGTTGTTGAATCCGGCGACGATGGTCCAGCCGGAGGCGCTACGCCACCGGTTCGAGAGGAGCGTGTCCCTGATCCGGCGGATCGGGAAGGAGATCGTCGCGGAGTCCGCCGCGATGATCGATCCGCCGAACGTCGCGAAGTTTTGCCAGAGCAATCGAGAGGACGTCATGCGGTCACCAGAGAGGAGGTGTGGATGCGCACAGCGCCCGTCCGGCTGAGCTTGAGGAGGGACTCCCCGAGCTTAGTCCCGTCGAGCGTGACGTCCACGGAGACTGGGTTGATGGGAGCGGAGACGATCCGCTCCGCCAGGCGGTCGAGATCCGCGGAGGAGATCCCCGCGCCCGCGCCCGGGAGAGCGCCCGCGATCTCCCCGGCGAGCTGGTGTCCCTTCCCCTGGGGGATGACTGCCTCGTTCCCGTGGAGCATCGTAGCCGTCTCCGTTCCGAATCCGGCGAAGTCCAGGTTCGGCGTGCCGCCCGCAAACCCGGAGGAGTTGGTCGACCGGATGGTCCTGATCTGCGCCGCCGTCTTGGCCGCGATCGCCGCCGCGGCGGGGACGCCCCACCACCCGAGCTGGGCGAACACCTTGACGATGGCGGACGCCGCATCGATGAGCGCCGCCGCGATCGCCGCCGCCTTGTTCTTCCCGAAGAGGGAGGTGAGGATCGAGGACGCCGCATCCGCGATCATCCCGAACCGCTCCACGCTGGACGTAGCGTTCAGCTCGTCGAGATCCTTCTCCGCCTCCTTGTACGCCTTGTGCGCCGCCGTCAGCTGAGCGTAGGTGCTCTTGCCGTCGTGGAGCATCTTGTCGTAGTTGGCCCGAGCGTTGTTGTACGTCTCCGTCGCCTTCAGCTTCTGGAGATCGTTCGAGACGGAGGAGGAGTTAGAGATGTCGATATGGGTCTGCGCCGCCTTCGCGCCCATCGCGTCGTACTTCTGATTGACGAGAGTCACCAGCTCCGTGTAGGTCGTCCCGTAGTTGGTCTTGAGGACGAGAAGTCCCTGCAGCTCCTTCTGCCGCGCCTGCTCGATCCGGAGCTGCTCCGCCTCCAGCCCGGACGTCTGCATCAGAGCCAGCTCGTTCTGGAGGTTGGTCCGCATCTGCTTGAGGGAGTCCCCCTCGAGCGCCGCCGCCGTGAGCTTGGCCTGCTTGATCCGCTCGATCTGGGCGAGCGCGTCGTTGGTCTCCTGCTCCGTCATGGCCTTGTTCTCGAGGACCTTGATCGACGCCTCCATGGCTTCCTGCTCCGCCATGATCCGCTTCTGGTCGTAGCCGTAGCGGGCGATCGTCAGCTCCTGCATCGCGAGGGACCGCTTGCTGTCCAGGATCTGCTTGTCCATCTCGAGAGAGCGGGCGTGGGTGTCCGGGTCCGTCTTGGTCCGGTTCAGGTCCTCGTGCGCCTTCTGGACTTCCCCCGTCTTACCCTTCTCCGCCTCCATCGCGGCGATCGTCCCGTCAAGCGCCGCCTGCGTCTTGCCCAGGGTATCGAGAGCCGCTACGCCCGCGTCATTCGACTCCTTCGCTACCGTCTTGTAGCCTTGCGCAAGGAAGCCGAGATCCGTTGCGGCGGCGCGGCTCTTCGCCGCCAGCTCCGCCATCTTCTCACTCCCGCTGACCGCCGCCATCGCCTCGAGGACCGTGGCGAATCCCCCCTCGAGCTTGGCCAGACCGCCAACGATGAAGCCGACGACGGTGTTGAACGCCGTTTTCCAGGCGAAGAAGGAGCCGACGATGATCTCCGCCACGGAGAGCGCGAAGCTACCAGCCTTCATCAGGACGATGACGAACTCCTCGATGGCCCGGACGATCGTCGCGACCAGCTTGTCCTTCCCGCCGAACGCCTTGGTAAAGTTGTCCCCGATGACCTGGAGACCCTTCTGGAGAACGGGGGACTGCGCTACGCCGACCGCGACCTGGTCGTACAGGTTCTTCAGCTGGACCTTGGCCTGCTCGATCCGCTCCGCGAAGTCGACCGTATGCGGAGCCATCTCCGCGATCCGCTCCTTCAGCTTCACCATCGAAGCCTGGACTACGATCTGCGCCTTCTCCTCTTCGGTCAGGGACTTCGTGGCGCCTTCGTGCGCCGCCTGATAGTCCTTCACCGCCTTCTTCACGTCGACGAACAGGCCGAGTCCCTTGAGACCGGCCACGCGTCCCTTCGCCATCGCCGCCGTCAGCTTGTCGAAGGCTTCCGCCGTCTCCACCCCCGTGGCCTTCCCCAGGGCGCGCGCGCCCGCGGCTAGCGTCTTGGCGTCCTCCGCGCTGTGGATGAATCCGGCGCCGAGCGCCTTGTTCGCCGCCTTCATCAGGTCGAAGTCCGTCATCGTCCCGACCACGCCGTCGCGCATGGCCTGGAGGACGTCCGACGCGCCTCCGGCGCTCTGCGCCAGGACGTCGAAGGAGGCGGAGACGTCGTGCACCTTGGCGCCGCGCTCCCCCAGCTCGATGATCGTCTTGGTCACCTCGCCGATGGCGTGCACGGCCATCTTCCCGAAGTTGGCGATGGCCTGCGTCGAGAACAGCTGGGAGAGGTTGCGGACATGGTCCGCCGTCTTTTGGGAGTCCTTCCCGATCTGCTCGAGCGCCGAGGAGACACGCTTGGCGGACGCCTCGTCGAGACTGATCTGAAGAACCGCCTGCCCGACTACCTTGTCACCGGCCACGCTTCACCACCTTCAAGCCGACGCCAATAGCGGCAAGGTCCCCGGCTCCGGGCGCCTTCCGCACTACGTTCTCTCCCCCTTCGGCCGTCCGCTTCCACTCCTGGATCTGCTTCCGGATCCAGGGACCCGGCTGAATCCCGTGCCCGACCGCGATCTCATTCGAGCGCGCGCGGGACTCGTGCGCCTCGATCCGCGGGATCATCGCGGAGAGCGCGCCGACTACCGTCGAAGGCGTCCGCTCGAGCCAGGTCATAGGGTCCCCGCCGTAGACGCGGACGAGCCGCGCTACGACTTCTCCCCAGTCGAGGGGACCGGCTCCGGCTCCGCCGCGCCCGCGCCCGCGTCCGTGCTCACGCGCGATTCGGGCAGCCTGCTCGGCGTGAGCGAGCTGAAACACTCGACGATCCGGTACTTGTGGACGTCCGTCAGGCGGTTGAGCACCTCGTCCGGAGCGCGGAGGATCATCCGCACCATACGGTCGAGGGTGGCGCCGACCTGGACGACCTGCGCGTCCGTCAGGTCCGCGTCCTTCTCCGCCGAGTCCGTGATGGACTGGAACTCGGAGCCGAGGGCACCGAAGCGGTGGAGATCGAGGATGCTCAGCTCCCCTGGGTTGAGCATCTCGTAGTCCGTCCCGTCGATCGTGACGAGAGGACGGACGACTAGCGTGTCGAGGTTGAGGATTGCGGGACGGTTGGCCATGGGTTATCTCCCTTCGCCGGTGCCGGGTGAACGACTAGACGGATGCCGCGCGCGGCGCACTCCTTCCGGAGAGACTCGAGCGCGGCAGCCGCCTCTGACAACTGGAGCCGGTGGCGGCGGATCACGGACTTGTGGGTCCGGACCGCCGCCTCCAGCTCCGACGCCCGAGCTTGCTCAGGCGTCACGGGGTTACGTCCCGGCGACCGCGTCCTGCGCGACGAGACGCCCGAACCGCTCCGACGCGTCGGAGGCGTTCACGTCCTCGAGCGCGACGAACTCGAGGGACAGACCGGCAGGCTCGGTCTTGTTGTAGACCACCTCCGGCTCCCCCGCCTCGACCGCGCGCGGGATCTCGTACTGCATGGCGAAGCTGTCCCCGTAGGGGGAGCCGCTTCCGCGGACGAGCAGAGCGTACTCGCTGATGTTGAGACCGCGGGACAGACCCACCTCGCGGTAGCCGGGGGTGCCGACTCCCGCCGGAGTGTCCGTGACCGTGTTCCCGTTCAGCGCGTTCTTGTACTGCTCGAGGGAGACGTCCGCGAGGACCATCGCGATGCGCAGCTCCTCCTCCCCGCGGAACGCCTTACGGGGACCGGTGGAACCGAGCGCACGCCACAGCTCGACGGACTGGGAGTGGGTGATCGTCACTCCGTCCTCCGTGTAGTTCAGGTCACCGCTGGTCCCGATCTTCGTCCAGGACCCGTTCGGCGCCGTATCGACGTCCGGAAAGGCGGTGCCAACCGGCGCCACCCAGAGGGTGAACGGCTGGGCAACCACCTCGTAAGGGGTGCTCATTTACTTTCCTCCTGTAGCGCGGTCGATCTCGTGGCGGAGATTCGTCACGAGCGCCTCCTGCGCCTTCACTTGAACCTGAGGCAACGCCTTCTCGAAGGACCGTCCCATCGACGGCCCGAACTTCTCACCGATCGCCTGCCGAGTCGGCTTCCCCTTCATGAACTTTCCGGGGATACGCTCGAAGACTCCACGGTGCCCGCTCTCCGGCATCGTCGCGATGAACGCGTGCGGGAGACGTCCCCGCCCGGTTGGCAGCTTGTAGGAAACGCCGCTCCCCTTTCCGCGGGACGGCTCCGGACCCTTGGCCTTGAACTCGATCAGGGGGATGCGCTTGTAGGGTGCGGTGATCTCGACGGCGGTTGCGCTCCGCCGGATCTTGATTGCCGCCTTCGCTACGCCGAGCGCGAGTCCGGTGTCCGCCGCGACCAGCTGGCCCGCGAGATGCCGGGCGGAAGTCGCCGCCCGGTCCAGTGCGCGTCCCGTCACCTTCGGCAGGAGCGCGGCGCTGATGAGCTGCATCTTGGCGATCAGCTCCTTGTTCTCGAGGACGATCTTGATCACGGCGCACCCCACTTCTCCGCGAACTCCACGTTGTAGTCGACCGATGCGGCAACGAAGGAGGAGGACGGCTCCCGGACCGCGGCAGTCGTCACGCCGCGGGTTAGCCCGCGCGGCTTGAGGAGTCCGCCAAGGTCGTGGTCCGTCTCGACCGCCTTCTTGATGTCCGCGATGACCGCCTCCGCGTCGAGGTAGGGTTGCGTGATGTCCTCCGCCCGGACGAGCGCGTGGACGGTAAGGGGAATGGACGTCTGGACGTTCTCGCCCTGGTAGCCGGAAACGTCCGGCCCGATGACGAGAGCGAGAGCCTGATCCGGGTCCCCATCGGAGAGCACCGGAGCCTGTCCGACCAGGACGAGCGCGCCTGCGTCCGTCTGGTAGCCGTTGGCCTGGGTGATGTTCGAGAGCCGCGCCGCGAACGCGGTGATCACGTCTTGGCGGCGACTCATGCGGACACCTGGATGACGACGCACCGGTGGTGGTCGAAGGCAACGCGCGTCGCCTCCTCCACCTTCCAGTCAACGTCCGGCTGGCCGTCGTACGGCGGGAAGGTGATGATGGTCCCCCGAGGGACATCCGGGACGTCCTCCGCGGAGAGGACGATCGTCCGGCGGATCTCCTCCCGCGTGAAGACTCCGGGCGTGAGGGGATTCTCCTGCGACGTCTCGCTCACCCAGAAGGCGGTCGTGACGACGGGAGATCCCGCGCCCGGAAGCAACACGGAGGCGGAGGCGCCGAATGCGCCCTGCGCCGCGGAGAACGTTGGCCGGATGTCCACGAGGTTAGATCCTTCGATCCCTCAGCGCTTGGCTTACGCCACCGTCACGCTGAGCTTGACGATCGCCCGGGGACGGAGGCAGATCACCAGCGGGTTGGACTGCGTGTGGACCTTGACCCAGCGGTTCAGCTCCGCGTCGTTGACGATCTTCGCGTAGCCGGGCATACCGAGCGTGTTGACGGTCTCGACGAAGTCCGCCGGAGCGTAGTAGGTCCGGAAGATGTCCGGACCCATGGGGACGAGGTAGCCTTCCGCCGTGGGGAAGAAGGCGCTGCCGCCGGTCGAGCCGACGTACTCGATGAACGTCACGCCCGCGAACTCGAACGACCGGCTGCCGCCGACCATCTCGCGCCGCTGGTTGTTCAGGAGCCGCATCGGGTCGCCGTAGCGGATCGACTGCGTCACGCCCAGGTCCGCCTGAGCGTTCTCGAAGAACGTGGTGCCGCAGAGGATCACCCAGCCGGAGATCGGCGCGTTGCCCAGCTCGTTCTCCGCCAGGCGCTGCGCTGCCTGGAGAGACGCGCGGAACGTGTTGCCGGTGTCCGTGCCGTTGTCCGCGGCGAGCGCCGCGGTCTGCTGCACGACGCCGAACTTCGTGAAGAGCGAGAACAGCGTCGAGCCGTCCGCGTCCTTCACGACGCCCTGGATCGCGCCCGCTCGCATGTGCTCGAGCGTCACCTCGTGGTCCGCGCGCAGCTCGCCGAGCCGCTCGTTGACGATCTCGGTGACCGCGACGGTGTTGTCCTCGCTCCCGAAGGCGCGGACGTTCTGCACCTCGTCGGCGTAGATCACCGCCTCCTTCTCCAGGTGCGGGACCAGGAACGTCTCGGCCGTGCGCTTCGCGTTGCCGGTCTGCGCCGCGGGACCGCCGCGGGGCGACGTCTGGATCAGGTTCAGCTGGCCGTCCTTCCACTCGATCACGGCCGTGGTGGAGCGGATGCCCTTGCTGCGGAACAGACCCATCCGGCCGATCTGACCCGGCTGGTAGGGCTGCTTGATGAACGCGTCGCTCAGCGTGGTGAGCGAGAACGCGTCGGTTCGGAAGATGTCCAACATCGGTTCTTCTCCTTCTCTACCGGCGCGCCTTAGCGAGCCTTGATGCCGCGGGCGTACAGATCCGCCAGCCCTGCGGTGATGTCACCCTCGGCCGCGCCGGAGAACCACGAGAGATCCGCCTCCCGCACCTCGGCGTTGAGGTTGATGACGACGCCGACGAAGTCCGCCGGGGACCCGCCCGCGCTGTTGTCCAGCTCGGAGTACAGGATGCCGTAGGCCCCCTGCGAGCCGTCCGTGCCAGCGTTGTCGTACTCGACGTACTTGCCCGTCGCGGCGATGAGGGCGAGGACGTGACCCGGCGACAGAACGGTCGCTGCGGCCACGGTCACCGTCACGGTGTCTCGGCTCAGGGTGCCAGGCGCCTCCGAGACCAAGAACTCCGCCGTGTACTTCCCTTCGGTCAGAGACATGGTTTACTTCTCCTTTGTCGGGTTGTTCACCCGATCCATTGCTTCCCGGTAGGACAGGACCTTGCGGACCTGTCCCGCGGTCGGCGAGAGGTGCCCGTCGATCTCGACGGAATCCTTCAGCGCCTTGAGCTCGGTCACGATCCGCCCAGCGGACGCGACCCCGACACCAGCGTCGGCGACGAGGTCGCCGAGGGTTTCCAGGTTGGCCTTCTTGAACATCGAACGGACAGCATCGACGCGGGTTGCCTCCGCGGCTAGCCTACTGACTTCTGAACTGATCCGGAGGGTCAGCTCCTCCTCCGTCAGGGACGCCGCGCTGAGCGGAGCCGCGAACGCCAGACTGAGCTTGTTCTCGACGCAGCGCCGGAGGACTTCCGCCGCCGCGACCGTGGGGACGACTTCCGCCTCGAGGACCGGCTCCGGCGCGGGCGCTTCCGCGCGCGCCTGGGTGACCGGGATCTCGAGCGCCTTCGGCTCCTCCGCCGGAGCGGGCGGCGCCTCCGCGGGCGCCTCCTCCTTCTTCGGCTTCGGCGCCTCCTCCTCCTTGATCGACTTCGGGAGCGGCGGCATGGTGTCGAGCGCCTCCTCGAGTAGAGTCACGTGCTCCATGAGCGCCTCGAACGCCTTGTCGTCCGGAGCCAGGGAGCCGTCCGCGAGTCCCTCCGCGATGGTCTTGATCTCCTTGAGATGCTCCTTGGACTCGTCCAGCAGGTCCGCGGGCGCCTTCTTCTCCGGCTCCGCCGCGGGCGCCTCCGGAGCGGGAGCGGGCGTCTCCTCCCCCGCGGGCGCGGGAGCGGGCGTCTCCTCCGCGGGCGCGGGAGCGGGCGTCTCCTCCGCGGGCGCGGGCGCCTCCTCGGGCTTCGGCTCCTCCTTCTTCTTCGGGGGGAGAGCTAGGAGCGCCGCGAGCGCCTCCGCGTGCCGCGGGTCCGCCGCGAGCGTGATCGGCTGGGACGGATCCAGCGCCGCCGCGGCGCGGAGTCCCTCCACCTTCTCCGTGGCGAAGCCGAGCGCGATCGCCTCGTCCGCGTTCATCCACGTCTCCTTGGCCATCAGCTCGAGGATCGCCGGAGCGCTGAGCTTGACGTGCCACTGGTACGTCGGCACGATCGCCGCGTCCCGGAGCTGGTCCAGCCGATCCGCCTCCGCGCGGAGATCCTTCGCGTTGCCCTGCTTGACCGTCCAGGCGTCGTGGACCATGACGAGTCCGTTGTCCGCCATCTGGATCGAGTCGCCGGCCATGATGATGAGAGACGCCGCGGACGCCGCGAGTCCGTCGACCACCATCTCGACGCGCCGTCCCTTGGAGACGCGCTGGTCACGGAGAGCGTTGGCGATCGCGACGGCGGAGAACACGTCCCCGCCCGGGGAGTTGACGTGGACCCGGATCACCTTCGTCGACTCCGGCAGCGCGGCCAGCTCGTCCATGAAGGACTTGGCCGTCACGCCGAAGCCGAACATCCCGTCGATCCAGTCACCGATGAAGTCGTAGATCAGCACCTCGGCGACGGTAGCGTCCGCCTCCTTGGCCCGCATCTGGTACCACTGACGCATGGTCACCTCTTACTCTGCGGGCGCGGGCGCGGGAGCAGGAGCGCCCGGCATCGCCGGCATCGGCACCGCCGCCTCCGGGTCCGGCTCTTCACCGGGGACCGCGGGAGACGCGCCAGGCGCCATGGGATTGGGATTGCCGAACGGCGCGGGCGCGGCTGCGCCGGTCCCGCTGCTCCGTCCGTCCGAGTCGTACGTAAGATCCAGCTCGTCGGCGCGGGCGTTGTCCTCCGCCTGCTGCGCGTCGACCTGCGCGGCGTCCTCACCCTGCGCGGCGATGACCGCGCTCCGGGACGTGAAGCCATTGCGGACCGCTTCCTTCGCGGCCTGAACGTCCTGGACCGGGTGGATGTACGGCCAGCCCTGCGGCATCCAGAGGACCTTCGTCCAGGCGGACGGGTCCGTGTAGTAGTCGGCGCCGGACGCCTTCTGCTCCGCGTCCTCGAGCGCCGCCTCCGGCTCGAGAGCCGGGTCCGGTCCGGGGACGTTCTCCTCCGGGGACGGCGGCGCCGCGGGAGGCGGAGGCGGGAACGCAGCCTTCGGCTTCGGCGGGAACGGCGGCGCCTTCTTCTCCTCCGGCGCGGGCGCGGGCGCCTCCCCGGGCGCGGGCGTACCCGACTCGGGTACGATCGTTCCCGGATTGGGTACGGGCGCCGGAGCGGGCACGGTGCTCAGCGCTCCGCTCTCCACCGCGGCGTCCATCCACGCGAGCCAGACCGGACGGCAGAACTGGAAAGCCACCGTCTGGTGCTGGTCCGCGCCGATCTGGCGGCGGAACTCGTGGAGGATCACGCGGACGGTCCGGTCATTGACCTGGGACATGTCCCCGGTGAGGACTTCGTAGGGCACGCCCGTCGCCGCGGAGACGGCGCGGAGATGGCCCTTGATGTAGTCCCCGTAGCCGCTCGGGACGTCCGGCGGGTCGCTGAACTGGACTTCCTCCCCCGGGTTGAGAGCCTGGAAGGCACCCGGCTGGAGGGAGAGAACGGGACGCCCGTCCTCGGAGTCCGTCGGCGTCTCCCCGGTCAGGACGTCCGCGGGCGCCTCCGTCGTCATGTTCTTGAGGAAGGCCACGAACATCGCGGACAGCTGCTGCCGGAGGAGCGTGGCGTCGCTGTACTTGTCCAGCTCCCGGAGCCGGATCAGCGCCTGGGTCAGGTGCGGGATTCCGCGGAGCTGTCCCGGGCGGAGCGGCTTGTAGACGTGGAGGACGCCGCTCGCGGGGATGCGGACGAGCTTCGTGACGTCCAGCTCGTTCGGGTCCCCCGGGCGCGTCAGGTAGAAGTAGTAGGCCACGCGGCGCCCGATCTTGTTGAACTCGATCCCCGCGCGGACGCGGTTCCCGTTCGCGAGCTGGATCGTGTAGTCGAGCGGACACTGCTCCGGCTCGAGGACCTGGACCTGGAGGGGGACGGAGAGTCCGTCCGAGAGGAGGCGCGGGCGGAGGCGGACGAACACCTCTCCCGCCTCGAGCCAGCAGCGCGTCGCCTGCGCCTGCTGCCCGTAGAAGTCCAGCAGCCCGTCCGCGTCGGACTCGTCCGTCCAGCGCGTCCACAGCTCCTCGACGGCGGAGCGGAACGCCTTGTCGTCCGCCTGACAGAGTGGCTTCATGCCGGTCCCGATGATGTTCGTGACCAGCTTGTCGATCACTCCCTTCGCGTAGCCGTCGTTGCGGACGGCGCCGCGGGAGCGGTCCCGAAGCATCGTGATGTCGCCCAGGACTTGGTTCGGGTACGTCGTCGGCGCGCGCCAGTTCAGCGTCCGCCGGGACGTAGCGGCGCCTTCGTAGACGGCGGCGCGGACCCGCGGGAGACGGCCAAGCCGCGCGAGCGCGGCGTCCTTGCTCTTCACGGTCAGCTCCGGAATCCCTTGTCAGACACGCCGAGAGTCTGCCGGGTCCGCGAACCGAGCGCCGCGACGATCTCCGCCTTCGCGCGCATCAGGTCCGTCATGGAACGGTAGACCACCATTCGGTCCCCGAACTGGACCGTGGACTCCCCGCGCGCGATGGCGCGCTCGATTGCTTCTAGGTCCGACTTGGTGTAGGCCATCCCTCTACTTCCTATTATAAGTCAAAAAGTTAGGTTTGGGGAAGGGAACGCTCGAGGCGCCGCCAGTGCTCCGCAAGCGCCCGCGTAGAGGGATGCGCGTCGACGCCGAAGGCGTGCGCCCGGAGCGCCGCCTTGACGTGAACGATCCGCGTCTCCCCCGGGCGGAAGGAGGACCACGCCGTCTCCTCCGCGTTCCATTCCTTGCAGGGTAGCGTCAGGAGAGATAGCTCCCCGAACGTCCCCCCCTCGAGCGCCGCACCGAACGACGCCTGGTTCTGCCCGCCATAGACCCGGCGGAACGGCTCACAGAGAGCCGGGTCCAGGAGGAAGGCACGGTCGATCTCGTACCACGCGCGGACCGCGGAGCGGGTCCGCGCGTTCACCTTCACCGCTACCACGCCTCCGTTCATCGGGAAGCGTACCGCCTCCCGGACCGTATAGGCGAGGTCGAAGTCCAGGCGCTCGAGCGGTTCAAGCGGCGCCGCCACGAACGTGTCCGCGTCCACCAGGAGGAGGAGGCGCCCGTCCGGCGCGGCGTCTACGGCGTCCGCCCAGTAGCCAAGCTTGGCGTGGTTGTCCGTCGCCGCCTGGCGGACGGAGGAGCGGAGGACCGGCGCCGGCATAGCGTCGACCCGGATCTCCCAGGACGGTGCCCAGCGGCGCGCCGTCGCCTCGAGGACGCGCGCGAGCCGGGGATACTGGTCCGACCCGGGGAAGTAGACGGAGTAGAGGAGCGGCGTCATGGGAGCAGGAGGCGGACGGACGGCGCCCGCTCCTCCCGGCGGATCTTACCGCACGGACAGTTCGGCGCGGTCGGCGCGTCCGCGGGCGGCGCGTCCCCGTTCGCCCGGCGCCAGTGGTAGACGTAGAGTCCCTGGTGGACGTAGACCCGGAGTCCCGCCGCGCGGAGCCGGAAGTGCATGGCGTGGTCGACGCAGTACATCCCATCGGGGAATCCCCCCGCGCGCTCCCACGCGCGCCGGGAGAGGAGCATCACCACGCCCGCGATCCCGGAGTTGTCCGTCACGTCGAGAAGGGTCCGGACGTCCTCCGCCAGGCGCGCACCAATCCTCCGGTGCTGGGCCATGTCGTGGCTCCCCTGGTCCGGGCCAACCTGCCAGCTCTGCCACCCGCGGCTCTGGATCGCGGTCACCACCCCCGCGTCCGGGAGAGCGAGCGCCGTCTCCTGTAGCTGCGCGTACCAGCGGCGCGTGGTCCAGATCGCGTCGTGGTCAAGGAAGCAGGCCCAGTCGTCCGGGCCGAGGAGGGACATCGCCTCGTTATAGGCGGCGCCAAGGTTCATCGCGGGGGAGAACGGCATCATGCAGATGATCCGCGGCGCCGGTCCGTCCCGGCGCTCGAGCTGGATCGGCGGAGGGAGCGCGCGCCGCGCGTCCTCCCGCGAGCGCCTCTCGTCCGCAAGAGCCTGGAGGGAGCGGCTCACTTGACCGCCTCCACGCGGAAGTCCCGCCCGCGCGCGTACAGGTGATACTGCTGCTCCCGGACGCGGACGGAGGACCACGGCGCCACGCTCCGGAGGAGAGCCGGGAGAGTCTCCGGCGTGTATCCCCAACGGTGCATGTAGCCGGTGTCACGGTGCGCAGGGTCCCCGTAGAGCGGCCACATCGCGCTCTCGAGCGTACCCTTGTAGTTCGGCTTCTCGACGCCCGCGAGGACGCGCGCGGCGTAGAGGATGTTCGGCTGCTCGAGGACCAACATCCCGCCGGGTTTCAGCGCGGCGTAGCAGTCCCGGAGGAGCGGCTCCGCGTCCCAGAGCCAGAAGTGCTCGATGCCGTGGATGAGCTCGATCACGTCCCAGGGACCGCGCGCCGCCTCCGGGAGAGGAGGGACCGCGGCGAGGATGTCCGGGTCGTGCTCCGGGTTGGCGTCCAGGCGGACGTATCCCGGCGGCGCCGTCGGTCCCGCGCAGAGGAGTAGCTTACGCACGGTGTCCCATGTGGAGCCAGCTCGGACCGCTCCAGAGGTTGACGTCGAAGCGGCGGATGCGGACGTCCGCGGAGTAGAGGAGCGGCGTGATCGCCGCCTGGTCAAGGAGAGAGAAGGTGTTCACCGTCGCCCACCACGAGTCGAGGAACCAGCGCTGCTGCGGTCCGTTCGGGAGGAGCCAGAGTCCGCCGGAGACGAGCGGGAGCGTAGAGAGATCCCACTGCGCGGCGAAGTTGTCCCGCTCCCTCTCCAGGTCCCGGGCGTTGTAGCGGTCCGCGAGGTAGCGGTGACCTTCGTTTAAACGAGCGATGATGTACTCGTACTCCTCCGCGACGGTAGCGCGGGACGGGTGCGGGATGAACAGTGCCTCGTCCGCCTCGAGCCGGTCCGCCCAGTCCGCAAGGAAGCCAACGGAGGAGAAGCGGAAGGAGGCGTCGGCCCACGCGAGGTGGGAGTAGCCTACCGCCTCCGGCAGCCGGTGGATCTGGCACTTCGGCCACTTCGCGCGGAGGCGCGCGGGGGAGTAGCGCGGGAGAACGGCGCCGCGGTCCCAGCCGTGCGGGTGGTGACCCTCGTCAGAGTAGTACACGGAGTCGAGGCGCTCCGTTGGCGGGAGCGCATAGACCTTGTCGAATCCGCCCGCGTTAGCGGTTACGAGGAGGACCCGGCTCACCGGGTCTGGTCCTCGACCACCTTCACGACTCCGACCGCGAGAGTGATCACGCGTCCGCCGAGCGTCGCCTGCACGTCGTACTTCCCCGCATACGGCTCCCGCGCGGACGCGGACGGCTCCAGCTCCGCCGTCTCCGCCGCCGTGAGCTCGAAGGCGACGGTCTGGGGACCGGCGCCGAGGACACGGGACGCAACCCGGTCCGCGACCGCGAGCCACACCTCGTCGTCCTCCCCTACGGCGAAGGCTTGCGTCCGGCGCCGGATAGTCAGCGTGACCGCGGTGACTTCCGTCAGGTCCGGCCAGGAGGAGGACGTGAAGAGGAGTCCGCGCCCGTCCGCGACCGCGTAGTCGTCCCCGCGCGTCAGCTCGATGATCCCGGACGTGGAGACCGGGGACGTGACCTGGATGGCCGCGCGCCCGATCCGCCCGAGAGCGTAACCCGCGGTGCCCTGCGCGTAGGCGCCCGGGACCGGGTTGAGGAGCGGGTCCGCCGCGGCGCCCGCGTTCCCGATCGACTCCCCAACGGAGCCGGCGAGCTGGAAGCTGGCGATGGCGGAGTTGAGGAGCGCCGCCGCGTGAACGAGCGGCGCGATCTGCCCGACGTACTCTCCGAAGGAGCCGGGGACCACGGACTCCTCCGTCTGCTTGTCCCAGACCGCGGCTGCGTTCGCCGCCGCCGCGGGGACGTCCGCCGCCGCCGCGCGGCTCGAGACGGTTGCGTCCAGGTTCTGTATGTCCGCGAGCCCGACAAGGTAGGCGCTCGGGACTTCCTTCTGCGCGACGCCCGCGTCCGCCGTCTTGAAGATGGCGAAATACATCCCCTGGGAGAGGACCAAGGAGGCGTCGAGCACGTAGTAGTAGACGCCGCTGTTCACTCCCACCTCGGACGCGAGCGCGTCCCCGGTGATGAGCGTGTTCCCGGAGGCGCTCACGCGGTAGACGTCCACAAGGACCGTAAGTCCCCCGACGCGCACGCCGTCCGCGTCCTGCATCAGCGCCACGAACCGGAGATCGCGGCTCAGCTTCTCCCAACTCATCTCATCCTCCTACGGGAGCGCGGCGCCGTCGCCGCCGTTCCACAACGCCGGGACTAGGCTCGCGTCGAGTGGCGAGTCCCAGATCGCCGCGACGGAAATCACTTTGCTATGGCCGGTTGACGGACCCTCGAGCGTATGGTTGAAGTACATCGTCCCGCCGTCCTGAAGCGTAGCAGGGAGAGACCAGAGCGGAGTCCCCGCGGCGGATGCCTGAACGCCGTCCACCCAGAGGCGGAGCATCTGCGTCGGGTCCGCCGGGTTGTACGTTACGATGAACTGGTGCCACACCCCTAGCCAGTTCGCCGCTGGGATCAGCCCGTTGTAGTAGGTGTGTGCGTCAAGGACCGCAGATGCCGGGTTACGCCCGCAGCTCGCGGAGATGTAGACAAGGGAGCCGGAGTCATAGACGACGGGGGAAACGCGGATCTGGTGCTTGTTGTCCCCCCCGGTATCCCTCGTCATGACGTGCTGCGCGACGTAGTCACCGGAAGGCTTCGAGTACGCGCGCATCCAAATGAGCTGCGTGTACCCAGCGCTGAGACCCGGATCCGAGTTGACGTGCTCCAGCCAGGAGTCGGACGTGACCTGCGCCAGCGTCCCGGGGATGTTCGCGGGATAGGTATTCACCGCGCCGCCGACAACGTCGTTGACGGTAGAGAGATGGCTCGAGCCGTGAGAGTCGTACCGCGTCCCGGACGTCTCCGTCATGTTCCAGAAGGAGAGGAGCGGCGCTAGCTCTGCGGGCGTCAGGTCCGCGTAGCTTGCTCCCTTCCCTCCGCGCATTAGCGCAACGAGATCCGCTTCGACGAGAACCGCGGACGTTACGCCCCAGCGCGCGAGCTGCGGCTCCCACGTTCCGCCCATCCCGGTCTGGTTGAAGGAGGAGAAGCCGAAGGTGTAGCCGTCCGTGCCGGGATAGTTCCCCGCCGTCCCGGGATATGATGCCGTCCCGTGGAGGACTCCGTCACGGTATAGCTTCAACTCCTTCGTGGCGCTATTCAGGGAGATTGCGAGGAACATCCAGCCCTGCTGCTGGTTGTTTGCAGGCGCCGGGATACCCTGCCAACCCGGCGCGGAGCCGTACCAACCTGACCCGTCGTAGAGGTGGCCGGCGACGTATGACTCCCCCGCGCCGAAGAAGTTGAATCCCGCGTTGATCTGTCCCTTCAACCCGCCCTTCACGCCTACGACGCTGCCGTACGAACTAGGAATCGGGTTATAAACCCACCCGAAAATCGTGTAGGTGTCCGGTGTCGTACCGTCCCAACGAAGGTAGGCGCTGAGCGCCGTGACCTGGCTCCGCGTGACGTTACCGCTCGGGCCGAGGAGCGCGTAGCTGGATCCCGTCCCCGCGGGGGAGAGATCCCACGCGCCGTTGGAGTCCACGCGCGCTCCGCTCCGCTCTGACATCAGCCAGAGGTGGGACGCGGAGTCCCAGATCGTAGGAGGCGCGCTCCTATAGCTCCGCCCCATCGGACCGAGCATCCGGTGGAGCGGGAGCATCAGAGCAGTCCCAGCTTCTTGACCAGGTACGCCACGCCGAGGGAGACGGCTCCGGGGATCACGTAGGAGCCGGTGAGACGCCGCGCAGCGCGCTCCCCGTCCCGGCGCGCCAAGGATGTGGTGATCGCCTCGAGCCGCGCTACGACGTCGTCGAACCGCTCCTCGAGCTTGTGCTCGACTCCCTCGATACGCGCCTCGATTGCGTCGTGAGCGCGCAGATGCCAGTCGGTGTTCTCGGGCGCCATGTCACTTCTCCTCCGCCTTCTTCTTGTTGCTGTCGAACCAAGGAGGATACATCCCGACGAAGACGGCGGCGCGCGCCTGGTCGTCCAGGGCGATCGACCACACCGTGACGGCGACGATCTTTCCTTCCGAGTTGAGGACGCAGGAGCCGCTCGAGCCGGGAGTCGTCTCCGTGTCCATGAAAACCATCCCGCCGCGGAGGGAGACCACGCGCCCGGTGAATAGTCGGAGCACGCCCGCGTCCTTCCGCTTCCGCCAATCGTAGCCGACCCACCAGAGGCGCTCCCCGATCTCCGGCGCCTTCATGGCGAACTCGTACCAGGAAGGGAACGGCGCGGAGTCCTCGTCGACCTTGAGGAATCCGGCATCCTCGTAGTCGGACGCGAAGTCCGCGTTGAGGTAGCCTCCCCAGACCGCGCTCCCGCCGCGCATCATGACCAGGCGCGGAGGACGGAAGGGACTCTCGTCCTGCGCTACGTGGCCCGCGGTGATCGCGACTGACGCGCTCACGGGACACGCGGTCCCGAGTCCGCCGGGATAGGAGACGGAGATCGCCTTGGAGAAGTCCGGCGCCGGTTCGTCCTTCGCCTCGACGCGGGGGACGTAGCCGAACGGGCAGAGGAAAGCGGAGAGGACCCACGCCCAGAAGGCTTGGAGCATACGCGCGCGCCTCACTGGTCCGCTCGCCGGTCCAGCTCGACGTGGAGGTGCTCGTTGTCCCCGTTCAGGTCCTCGAGGACGACGTCGACGCCGAGATGGCCGACGCGCCTCCGGACTTCCTCCGCGAAGAGGATCGCGGCGCCGGGACGGAGAGACTTCGTCCGCACGTCGACCGCGCGCCCGCGCGTCTTGTGGTAGGAGCCGGGTCCGTGCGTCCCGTCTCCCCAGGACGTGATCGTCGCCTCCGCGGGCGCGTCCTCGTCGTCCTGGGTGGTGATCCCCCACGCCCACTCGATGGCGTCGAGGACGATCCACATCCGCGGATCCAAGTCCGCGGGGACTCGAACTCCCACCTTATACCTCATCGCGCGCACCCTCTCTGGTGGAGGACGCGGATGGCTGCGCTTCCCTCCCGCTCGATCCTCCGGACGATGCGGGCGCAGCAGTGGAGACACGGTCCGTTCGGCCCGCGCCCGGTGTACCAAGACGCAGGCTTCGCGGGAAGGAGATCCGTCACGGCGAACTGGGGTCGGCCCGGTTTCGATTGCTTGGTACCGGGAGCGGATTGGACTCTCTCCGCTGTTGCTGAGGCGCGGTCAAGGGGGTTAGACCCGGCGCCGCCTGTGTCGCCGGCCACCGCCGGCACTCCGACCGTGATCATTTGCGCGCTCCGTTCCGGAGGAGGAGCAGAGCGCAGGCGAGGAGGAGAGCCGCGACGACCGCGACGGCTCCCGCCAGGAGCGCGACGGCGCTCGCGAGTCCCGAGATGACCTGCGCGAGCATAAGCGCGTCCACTAGAAGATTGCCGTGCAGACGGAGCCGTCCGCGTTGCAGACCTTGAGGGACCCGGCGCTCCCCTTCCGGTGCTCGAAGGTGAATCCGTTCTCGTTCCCCGCCCAGAGTCCGCCGTCCGCTTCCGATCCGGTCCAGACGAAGACGGGCGCGTCGGCGCCGATCATGTATCGCTCGCAGAGGAGACGGTCCCCGCGCGTCCACGCGGGCGCCTCCGCGCGCGCGGGACAGGAGTTGCGGTTGACGAAGCCGACGCTGTCACAGTAGGCGCGATTGCCTTCCGCGGTCAGCGGCGTCACGTCGCACTTCTCCCAGTTGCCGCGGATGTCCGTGCAGTGGACTCCGAACCGCGCGAGAGGCGGGGGGATCGGCGCCGTACAGGCGCCCGTCACCGGCTCCTCCGGGATCGGGTCCGCGTCCGGCGGGACGGATGTCCGCGCCTCGAGCTTGATGACGTGCGTCCCCTTGAAGTGGTTCTGCGTCCACCCGCCGTCCGTCTCCGCCGCGGTGTGGTCCTCGGACCAGAGATCCGGGTCCCCCATCTGGGTGAAGATCGCTTCCTAGCAACGCCCCACGGAGCGCAGGTATGCGGCCAGCAGACGGTTGTTCTCCCGCGCGAGCGCGGTTGCGTTCCGCTTCTTGTCCCGCCGGTCACCGAGGGACCGCTCCCCCGCGTGGATCAGCTGGTCGAGCACCACGGACTCCTCTCCCTGCGGCGCGGACGGGAACAACTGCGCCTCGTGCGCCGGATAGGAGCAGCCAGGGAGCGGTGTCGGGAGCGGCGTCGGCGTCGGGACGGGCGTCGGCGTGGGAACGGGCGTCGGAGTCGGGACGGGCGTCGGCGTCGGGACCGGAGTCGGGACGGGCGTCGGCTCGGGCTTGGGCGGGATCACGCACGTGCCGGTCCCGCTCTCCCCGATCGTCCAGGTTCCGCCCGCGGCTACGCAGGCCACGCGGTCCGCGAAGTCCGGGGGAAGCTTGCCGCACCCGGCGCCCGCGAGAGCGAGCGCCAGGAGGAGGGAGAGCGCCTTCACTGCGCCTCCGGAGCGGACGGCGCCTCGGGGCGCCTTGTCCTCCGGTGTGGCGTCCTTCGGGCGCTTGGTCCACAGGCCCGCGATCGCCGAGACGGCGCCCGCGATCACCGCCGCCTTGGGCCCGAACACGCCGCTCGCCGCGGCGGACGCCGCTGCGCCCGCGGCGCCGACGGCCGTGGTCTTGATCCCTGGATGACGATGGAAAAACGCCGCGATCTTCTTGAACATTGGCTCTCCTCTGGGGAGCGTTCCCCCCTACTACTGATTATAACCCACCGGACCAGCCTTGGGTACGAGGCTTCTTCGGCGCAGCGGGACGTCCCGCCGTAGTCTCCCGGTGCCCGCGGCTCTCCGCTACCGCCGCCTGGACGCGCGCCGCCAAGTCGGCGTAGCGCGCCCGTGTAGGTGCTACGCAGCGCATCGCCGCGAGCGCCATCCCGTAGCAGTCCAGCGCCTCGTTGCGGTCCCGTCCCGGTAGCTTCGCCCACTGGCGGACCGGGACGCCGAGCTGGTTCCGCTTCGTCACCAGGTACTCCGCCGTCAGCTCCTTGAAGAAGGCGTCCCCTACCGTCATGGGGAAGTGGATCACCTCGGCGCCCGTCCGCTCCTCGAGCTTGAGGCGCGCGTAGAGGAGGGACTTGACCTGGTCCGCGTCTACGATCACGCGCATCACGTTCCCCTGCGGCGTCTCGAGCGCCGTCGGAGACGTGACGAGCTGTCCCGCCTGTCCACCGCTCTTGCCGATGGAGGCGTAGACGCGCCGCGCGCTACGCGCCCGCACCGCTTGGTAGACGTACTGAGTCCGGTGGCCGAGCGCGTCGATGAGCGCCGCCTGGATGAAGGTGTGTCCGCCTCCCTCGACCGGCCACTTGCGGAGGAGGATGTCTTCGTCGAGGGACTTCCACGTCTCCGGATTCTGCGGGTCACCGGGGACCGTATCCCGCGCGATGACCCAGGACTCCTCTCCCGGTCCCCACCCGATCACCAACGTCTCGAGGCGGTCGTCCTGCGTGTCGATCCCCGCCGTCAGGAACTGGACGCCCGCTGGCACCTCCTCGAGATACTCCTCGCGGAGCGGCATCAGCTCATTGCTCTCGATCTTCTGGGTCGACTCCTCCCAGCTCTCCCCGAGCGTGAGGTTGATCCAGGCGCGGAGCGTGTCCACCTTCTCCTTCGCGACGAGGAAGGAGTCCACCATCTCCTTGAGCCGGACCCACGGGGAGACGACCGCCCAGACCTTGTAGCCGCGGATTCTCTCCGCGCTGTGCGCGGTGGCGATCCACTTCCCCTTCGCCGCCATGTCCGCGCGCTCCCGGTCCTCGATCCTCCCGCGGCAGCCGCCGATGACGTCTCCGCGCGCGTCGAAGATTTCGTGGATGATGTGCGCGTCCGCGGTGTTCTCCTTCTCGAAGCGGACGTGGTGCCACTTCACCTCGAAGAACTCCCCGCAGCGCGGGCAAGGCTGGAAGAACACGCGTTTGTCACTGCGCTCATAATAGTCCTCGATCCGGCTACTCCCCTTCGTCGTAGGCGTAGAGGTGAGGATGATCTTGCGGCGCCGGAACGCTACGGTGCGCTGCTTGGCGAGCGCGAGCGGGTCACCTTCCACCGTCGTCGCCGGCCACCTGTCGATCTCGTCGCAGTAGAGGTAGCGGACGGGACGGCTCGAGAGGGACGCGGGAGAGTTGGCGCCCGCCATCGTGAGCGGCGCGCCGTTGATCCGCTTGTGGAGGATCGCGTCCTCCGTGCTCCTCCCCTTCTGCGCGCCGACGTTCAGCATCGCGCAGCTCCGGAGCGCGGGCGCCAAGCGGTCCGTGGAGACGGACGCCGCAAGGTCCAGCGTCGGGAGGACTAGCATCCCGGGCGCCGGGTCCACGCCGTAGGCGTAGAGCATGGTGTTGAGGAGCATCTCCGACTTCCCGATCTGAGAACTGAAGAGCAGGACCAGCGTCTCCACCGTCGGGTCGATGAAGGCGTCCATCGGCTCCCGCAGATACGGCGTGCGGGACGTCCGCCAGGGACCGGGGAAGGGAGACGGATAGCCGCGCGAGATCACGCGGTTGCGGTCCGTCCACTCGGAGACGATGAGCCGCGGCGCAGGCTTCCGCTTCTGCCACGTCCGACCCTTAATCAGCTCGAGGGACGCGCGCGCCGCGCGGTTCATGCCTTCTCCTCCGGCGCCTCGTCCGTCGAAAGCCTCGCGTTGTTGAGCGCGTCCGCGAGCAGCGCCTCCGCCTTCCCCTCATCCTCCGGGCGTACGAGGTTGGACTGGACGAGCGCGCCCGCGGTAGACATCACGCTCTCCCGGAGCGCTGTCATCATGTCCGCCCACGCCGCCTCGACTTCGGACGCGGGGACGAGCGTGCGCTCCTTCTCCGCCACGCTCAGCTCCTTCAGCCGCGCCTCCGCCGCGAGCTTGCGCGCCTTCGAGGAGTTAGCGTCGCCTTCCGCGCGCGCCTTCTCGAGCGCCTCCTCGTGGCGCTTGCCGTCGCGCTCCCGGATCCAGCGGACCGCGGCGCGCAGCTGCGCGAGCGTCTTGGTCCCCTGCGGGTTGCGCGCCGCCGGGAGTCCGTCCTTCACCCACTCCTCGATCGTGTGCCGGTGGACTCCGTACAGCTCCGCCAGCTCCGCGACGTTCAGCGTCTCGTCTAGGTTCACGCCCGCTCCTTCCCGCGCGCCGCGCGCGCTCCGCTGCCCGTCTCCCGGCGCCGCCAGGGAGTCCCGGAGGCGCTCCGGCGCCCGTCCGGGCGGGTCCCGGGCGCCTCTCCGGCGCCTCCCGGAACCGTCCCGTTTTGGGACGCCCGTATCCTGCTGGAAAAAAACGGGTTATGGCCTAGCGAGCAGCCGCGGCCGAAAACCCTGGCCCAAAAAGGGCCAAATATGGCCCAAAAACCCCCCTCCAGACCCCCCCCTTTACCCCCCTTTTTG